GAGGCTTGTTCAGCATTTTCGGTTACTTCTTTCATTCCATCAGCAGTTTCTTCTATAATAGGAAGATTAGCTTGTAATTGGTCGTGTACCAATTTTAAAGCTTCTTGATTTTGTGTTATATAATTTAAAATAATTCCAAATTGTTGGCCTATTAACACAGTATCTTCATAATCTGTGGGACGAATCCACTCTTCTATAGCTCTTTTTGCCCCATAAGCTTTATTTTCTTTATTCTTATCTTCAATATTTGAAAAATAATAAGAAAATAAATCAGTAGCTCTCTCATCAGACACCAAAGAATTACTTTTTATCCATTTATTTAATATAGAATTATATGCATCATAGTCATTATTGACATCTAATCCAGAATAACCGCCAGACCGTTTTACCATTTCATCTAATATTTGTTTTATTTTTAATTGTTCTAACAAAAATTCAGTTGTTTCTTCTTTATTCTCATTATATAAGCGTTCCATTTCTAATAAAGAATTATCAGCTTTTCCCATTAATTGCGTTTCGGATAATTTTGATATACCTTTAATTTTTATGTTATTAAAAGTTCTATAAAGATTATTTGTTTCATTATCTACAGAAGTAATTGCTTGTTCTACCTGTTTCATAGAAGTAACAAGTTGATTAAAACCTTCACTACCAATAATGCCTACTTGAGATAATAATTTTAATAATGAATCCGTTTGTACTTCCAGAGAATTAGAAAGACCTGTGATATTATCAAAGTTTATTTTATTAACATCACTTTCTAAGATTTTAACCCCACTATAATAATCTTTCCCTAATTCTTGGGCAGATTTTAATCCTCCTTGAGTTATTTTTTCAATTTGTTCAGCTAAATTAGCAGGATTCATTAATATTTCTTCTGGAGTTAAAGACTTTTGATTTTCACTAGTTATTTTAGCTACAGCTTCTCTTGTTTTCTCTGCTACTATACCAAATTCATTTGCAACTTGCTCTGCTCCACTGGTTTCTTCAGCTATTGCAACAGCAGTTTCTTCCGCAGAAATTTTGGCTTCTTTATTAGCTTCTGTAAATGCTTGTTTAGCTAAAGCCGCATCTTGGAAATTAATCCCAACTAGTCTAACTTCATCTCCTTCTTTTTTTAATTCCCCACTAGTTTGAGAAGCGGTTTGTCCTACATTATCTGTAGATTGTTGAACAGTAGGAGTAGAAGAAGGCTGTTGAGGAGAAGAAACTGACTGAGTTACTGAAGTAACAACAGGTTTAGAATTTTCAGCAGGTATTCCCATAGATTTATATAATTGCGAAAGATTTCTTTTTAAAACTTTTAATGTTAAATCCAAATCTTTCCCTTTTACTGTTTTTCCGTCAGCTAATTGTTGTTCTACTATATCAATTTGATTTTGTATTGCATTAGCAATTATTGTTTGTATTTTTGTAAAAATATCTTCAGAGTTTATATTTTCTTTAAGATAACGTTGACCTTTAGCTAAAGGAGCCATTGGGAATAAATCACTTATTTGTTTAATTTCTTTTGGATTTAAGGAAAATCCCATAGTGGAATCTTTTAAATATGTAGATAAGTCTCTAGCGAAGGATAACCCACTTTTTCTTGCATAATTAGATGATTTAGATTTTTGTAAATCTTCAATAGTTCTACCATGTGAATCTGTAAAATTTTCTCCTATATTTTTTATATTTTTACCTATAAGCCAAGTCTTGTCCTTTTCTGCAATTAATGGATTTAACCATTGAAGAAAATCCTCAGTCTTTTGAGACATGTCTTGTTCATTATCTTTAATTTGATTTTGGAATTTTTCTTTTAAAAAATCTAATGGTCGTATAATAGTTTTTTTATTATTTTCTGTTTTCTCTATAGCACCTAATTCTGAAAATACCGATAATAAAGCAACAATTTGATTTTTTATATTACTTAATTTATCTTCAGCTCTTTCTAATTCTTTTGGAGTTCCTTCTTTATTATTTATCTGTGAAGCTAAATTACTTGCTTCATTATATAATTCTACAATTTTTAATGCAGTAGTATTACTATTTACTGTTTTAAGCCCCATATTGGCTACAGTGTTCCTATAACCGTTAATAGTCTGTTGTGCTTTATGAAATTCTTCTACTTCAGCTTTTGCTTCTTCATTTTCGGGAATAACTCCTAATAACTCAGAGTATTTCTCCAAAGAAGAATTCAGCCTAGTAATTATTGTTTTTACAATGCCTTGTTCAATTTCTTCAATATTAATTTTTGGAATTTCAAATGTTCCAATTTTATATTTAGCTTTAGATGTTTCTCTTTCTTTTGATGATGTTATAGGAGGTTGTGTCATTGTACCAACCCCATCATCAGACATAGTAAAAGTAGAAGTAGAAGCAGAAGATGGTGTTGATACTATAATATTACCTTTGAGCCGTCTATTATTGTTATTATTATTATTAACTTCATTTTGTTTTTTTTGTAATTCATTTAAAGCATCAATCTCATTATGAATTGCTTCAACTGCTTCTTCTGTTTCAGATACTTCCACAGAAGTATCAACTTGTGAACTAGCTTCAGTAGCACTCGTTCTGGCTTTCTGTTCTCTTTCTAATGCTTGAATATGGTTTTCAGATGATTGTACATCTTCTTGTCCTATTTGAGGTTTCCTTTCAGCTTCTTTCCTAATTCGTTCATTGTAACGTTCCCAAGATTTTGTAGCATCCTCTTCAGCTTCTTTATCAGCATCATCCATTCTATCTTGTAATTCTTTCCAGTCTTTAATACGTTTGGCTTTTCCCAATTTATCATTATCAAAATATTTGGATTGTATTTCTTCCCAAGAGGCTATAGGGGAATCAGAATCTTTCATAATTTCATATAAATCCCTATATTGTTGTTCAGTTTCTTTAATTTCTTTTTGAAGGTTATTAAACTGGTTTTCATATTCTTCTGCGGAATTAGTATTAGAAAGGGTTGCTTTATATCTTTCTAATGTATCTATTAATTCATTAAGTTGTTCATTTTCTTCAGAATATTGTTCACTATTATCTTCAACTCCAGTTTTATAAGAATCCTCATCTTCAACACTTCTTTGTTGAGTATAATCTGTATTAGCGTAAGAATTAGCAACATCTCTAGCTGTTCCAGTTCCTTGATTATTTTGTTGATTATTTTGTTTTTGCTTATTTTTTTGTTCTTCTTCTAAACTTTCCTTTTTTTCTTCATTGACTTCTTTTATACGTTGTATCCAAGCTTCTTCTTCTAAAGCCGTATTGGCTAAAAATTTACTAATTTCTTCTTCCGAAACACCTAATGTTTTTAATTCGTCTTTTAATTTATTAATTTTAGAACGTAATTCATTATACTTCTGTTGGTATGCTTCAACATTTAAAGGATTGTATTCTATAAATGTCCCAGATTTATCCATTGTTTTTGTTTGCAGTTGAGTGTTATATTTGTTTAATTTTTCTTTAACCTCATCTATTTGTTTTTGATTTTCTCTTGGAACATATTTTCTAAAGAAATCTTCTTGATTAAATAACAGTTTATAATCTTTATTCTGTAAAGCATTTTTAGCAACTATTGACCCCTTTTCTTGAAGTTCTAATAATCTTTGTTGAGCTTCTATAATAACTTCAGAAGCTTCTAAATAAGCTTTTTTAATTTCTTCAGGAGATTTATTTTTAGCCGTTAAATTAGCTTGAGTTCTGTCTAAAACTGTATTTTTAATTAAAGCGGCTTCTCTGTCAGTTGCTTTTCTTTTGATTACAAATCTTTCTGTTTCTTTATCTAAAGGATTATTTCCTAATTGTTGTAAAGTTTCATTTACATCTGTTTGTATTGATTCTCTATATTTTCTATATGCTTTAGGGTCTCCCTTTTTAAATTCTTTTTCTTCTTGTTCTGCATAATGACGAAGAGCTAACAAAGGGTCATTCTTTAAACGATTTTTAATTGAAGCATCTATTTCTGCGGTAGCTTCTTCTAATTTTTTTTTATAATCTAATTTAGCTTGGTCTACCTCTGCTTGAGTCATTAAACCTTCTTCTAAGGCTTTAGACAATTCTTCATCAATTTGACCTTGTAAAGTATTTATTCGTAATTGATAATTATCTTGTATAGTTTTAAAATTTTTTTCTTGTTTTAATCCTTCTCCAACTTCTTTATTTTCTTGATAGAAATTCTTTTCTTCATTTAATTTTTGTTCATATAAACCGCTTATATTTTTTTTTGTACTATCTTTTTTATTGTTTTGTATATCAACCCATAATTTATAACCTGCTACTAGTCTTGGATACTCGGCCTCAATATCTTCAAGTGCTATTTTGGTTTCTCTTAATTTATCAATTACAGAAACAATATCTTTTCCATGTCTTTTAAAAGTATTAAAAAACCCTTCTTTATTTGAATAACGAATTAATAATTTATCTAATTCGTCGTAATCCTGTAAAGCATCATGAATAGGGTCATCTTTTTTTTCTTGTTTTTCAGTTTTAGGAACATCTGTCTTCCCGCTTTTATTTTTTGAAGGATTTATTCCACCACGAGCTGTTTCTTTATATGTTTCTAAAGAAGTTATTAAACTTAATAATACCTCATTTAAATTTGTACCTGCTTCACCTTGAGCAACCATTTCGGATGTAATGCCCGCCATTGTAGATTTAATACCATTTTGTTTAAACCCATTTACAGTTGAGCGAATATTTTTAATGTCATTTGCAATATTTTTAATTACATCTTCTAACTCCTTTGACATTCCAACAGCTTGCCCAACATCAGATTGTAAATCTTTTGTTGCTGTTTTACCTACTTTTTTATATGCGTCATTAATTTCACGCATTACATTTGATTGTCTAGTATTTGCAGTTGCATTTGGTTTTTGGTCTTTAGCAATTTGAAAAACACTATCTATTTGATAAGTACTTAACGAACTTAATTTTGTTCTTGATGATTTATCATTTCTATTTCCACTGGATAATATTGAATCCACCAATTTTAAATTATCTAATAATTCTCTAATTTTATTTATAGCTTCATTGACATCTTCTGAATTAATAATATCGGAAAATTGAGAACTTAAATTAAGACCGCTTTTAAAATTTTTATTTAAATAATCAGTTAATTTCGAAAATTCACTTTTAAGTTCTGAGGTTAAATCTATTTTTTCAACCTTTCTTTCCATTTGTCCAATAAACTTATCTGTATCATTTAAAACACTTTTAGTATTTTCTAATACAAATTGAACACCAAATACTTTTTTTACATCTGCCATTAATTCTATTCCTCCTTTCCTTTATTATCTTATTTTACTAGAAGCATATCTATCAATTTCATTCCAAAATGTTTCACTATTAATGAATTTGGTTAATGTATCCGCAGGAGTGGGGAGTGTTTGAATTTCTCCGTGTAATCCTTGTGACCATACCCAATCTACAATTTCAGAATTACTGATTAATTCGCCATTTTTATTTCTTCCTTTGTTTTTATATCCGAACATATTTGATGAATTTACAATAATTCCACCCTCAAAAAACAATTTTGTTCCCATTGTAGTACGTTGATAAGGATAATATGAATTTGATAAAATATTATATTCTCTGTCATACATTTTGGGGTCATATTGTGTATAAAAATCTTCCCATAAACAAATAGATGCTTGATTCATTAATAGTTTTTGAGCATATTCTACACCCGCAGAAGCATATTGTTTCCACATTGCCAAAAAAGATTTTTTAATATCATTATTATTATTCATATTACCCACACTTCCTTAATTAAGAATCATTTTTTAACATCTTTTAAAATTTGACGAATTTTCTCTTCATCTAGATTTTCGATACTTTTACCTAAACCTTCTAATACTTCATTAATTCCCTTAGCAATAAAAGGATAAAACTCTCCTAATTTTTTAGTAGCCCAATTTTGAATATTATAATAATTAGTCATTGCATCATTAGACTTCATTTCTAACACGGCATCTAAAGTATTAACTTCTGCTTCTGGAATTCCTTCTATAATTTTTTCTAAAAGTCCATATCTTCTTAATTTATTAAATTCTAAAATCCATTGTTCTGCATGAACATCAACATTTGTATAGAAGGAGAGAAGAGCAAATATATATTGTAAATATTTTTGGCAAGAATCTACTTTAATATCTCCATTTTTATCAAACATACTATTTGCAATTATTTTATCTGCATAAAAACAAGCTACTTCAAAATTTGTATATTCTGTATATTTTACTTTTTCTTTTAAAAATCTTTCTTTGGCTTGGGTACTTTGTAATTTATCATACCCTTTAACTAAATCATCAATTTTAATTTTTTCTACTCCCCATGAAGTAAAATTAGATTCATTTGATTTATTTTCTAAATTAATAATTTCTGCCATAATTATGTTCTCCTTTTAATCATTAGAATTTATTGATATATCCTTGTCCTAATAAAATCGCATCAGAAATATTATCATCTTCTATATTAATTTTATATATATCTTTCACTTTAGCTTTAGACCACTCTTTTAATTCTTCCCGTTTTCTGGGAATTGATTCTTCTTTATCTTTCACTAATTTTCTCCATTCTGTTGGTCTTAAAGCATAATATTCTATTCCTAATTCTAAACATTTATAATAAATAGCCCCTAATAACATTGATAAATTTCGTTGGGCCTCTGCATTTCTATTAACAACAGTTAATTCTGTTACAACTATATCAGGTTTATCTACCTCTATTCTTCGACATATAGCTTTCATCATATTTTCTAATCGTTCTTTGCTATTAGAAATATGGTCAGTAGTATATACTCCATAATAATTCAAAACCCCATTAATATAAATTGCATAACCAGAAGCAGTTGTTGACGAATCTATAGATATTAATTTACAATCCATTTTTACTCCTTATTTTAACTCATGTTTAATCCATTTATCATATACATCTAATGTTTCTTCCTTTAAAAAAACACAAACTAAAATATCTCTATCATAGTCGTCTAAACTAGTATAAATGTCTACAGGAAAAACACCATGTTTAATATATAATAAAATTTGTTTTAAATTTACAATACGCACCACATCATGAGTGCTATATGGTCTATATTTAATATTTGGCTCAATTTTCATCTTTTACTCCTATAAGTACAAAAAAAGGGATATAACTCAAATAGTGAGTCATATCCCCGTAAACCTGTTCGGTACTAATTTAAATCACTATTCACAATACTTATTTTTTCTTATATTTTCTATTTTTTTTATAATTATTATTTCGTGTAGAAGAATTAGAAACAGATTCTGCGATTTCTTTTATATCTTCAGATGAAATAGTATTATTATCTATAATCTGTTCAATAGTAGAAGAAACATCTGCATCTTTTACTAACTGAGGTTCATCTATATTTTCTGCACTGTTTTCTTCAACTTCCTCGTCCTGCATAATTTTTTTAAAAGAAGAAGCAAAAGAATTAGTATAAAACATATGTCTAGTAGTATCCATTCCAGATAAGGCCAGTTTAGCATCATCTTTGGATATAATACCATTTTCAAAATTAGCCATTGTTTGATAAATATTTTTACAATTCTCACTACAAAAACTCATCATATATGATGGAAGTTTTTTATACTTAGAACAACCACCACAATATTCATAAGTTTGTTTACATAATAAACAAATTTGTGTATATTTTGCCATAATTTATATCTCCTTTTCATCGTGTTTAGTGATTATTTTGAGCCATATATATTATGGCTTATTAAAAAATAGGAGAGTAAGATTTGACCCTTACTTTCCCTAAAAAGAGGGGAGATATACTCCCCTCATAAACAATTTTATAATATTAAAGAATTATTCTTCAACATCATCCTCAGCCGCAAAAATCTGATAAAGAACTTTGTCTTCATCGCAGTATGCGACCTGTAAATCACCATTGAAATCAAGCTGACCATCTGTAGTCAGATTAATAGTGGTCTCAGGGCTGGGCTGGAAGGAAGGAAGAACAATATACAGAGGTTTCAGAATATCGGGTTCACAAGGAGCAACACCAACAGCCTTCAGTGTCAGTCTAACGGTCTTAGGATAAGCACCTGCACCGTTAACAATCTTAACACCATCTGTTACCTTTCTAGTATATTTAACAACATACTTCTCAGTATTATCTGAATCTGTAGGCAGAGTCAGAGTATTGGAAACAACGCTAAATTCTGTAGCAGAAGCAGTTGTACCAAGAGTATAAGCCTTACCAAGAGAACCATCATTAGTAAAAGCATTTACCAGAATAGTATCTGCAACAGCATCAGTAACATCCATAGTAGTTACGGTAGCTTTAACAGTAACAATCTTCGGCATATTAATAACATGGTCTGCTGTTGCGAATTCAGCATCATTACCAGATTTAGCGGCAAGAATAGCAAGGTTCAGCATAGCATTGGTAGCAGTAAAAGTACCAGATTTACCCTGCCAGAATCTCTTAATTAAGTTACCTTCAGCATCAACAGCATCTTTGGATTCAGCAGTAACTTCAATAGAAGCATCAGAAAGCTGAGTCAGAGTATACAGAGGAGTTTTCTGGTCGGTAGTTTCGGCATAGCCCATGATAATCCTATCAATAATAAAATCACCTAATCTAAAGCTCATGATTTTATCTCCTTTCATAATATTTTTTTATTTGTCATGCGTAATGTCACGCATAAAGTTAAATTGTTCAGCGGGAATCTTACTACTGTCCATAAAGCCAGAATAAGCCCCTTTAAGTAAAGCAGTAGACTGCTCATATATTTGTAATCTTTGAACACTATTCATAAACTCATATATACCTACTTCTCTTAATTCATTTTTTTTATATTTAAATCCTGCATGATTTAAACAAGATGAAATAAGAGGTAGAAGAGCAGAAGTAGATGTATCATCTTTATGTTGATTATATTTAATTCTTTCTTCTTCAATAAGCCATTCTTTCAATGTCTTACCCTTAACTCGTTCTTCTTTAGGGAATATATTGAACATTGTTCTAAGATACAAAACTATTTTGTTATAAGTAGATTCATTTATTTCAACTTCGGGTCTAATTTCTTCATCTGTATCTGCATCTAATAAAGGAGGCTGATACATTATAATTTCTGGTTCAACTTCTTTAACGACTTCTTCACCGTTTTCATCAATAGTTGTAATAGGAGGTAAGGCTTTAGTATAAAGTTCAAATTCTCTAAAATCTAAATCACCAAATAAAATATGTGTTTTTTCAACTTCTAATCCCTGTGTCAAGGTCATAAATAATTGAAAGTCACTTATTTTATTCCAATCTACTCCCATATCCCATAACATTAATCTATACATTGTTGTATTACCAATAAAGGCATTTAAAATTCTAAAAAATTCTGATTCTCCAAATTTTCTGTCATATTCTAATATATCTCCAATTGTAGGTTGATACACTGTTATTCCATCAGCATTAATAGGGTCTCCAAAGAATAATTGTAATTCACTAACTTTAAAGTCCTGTGTCATATTTATTTATTCTCCCTATATGTTTAGGATTTACATTTGGAGCATCAACTAAGAATTTTAATCTACGACAATAATATTTAGCATCAATTATCATGGGTCTATTTTCTACATTAACAAGATGAAACCCTAATGCGTTTGTCCAAGCTAATAAATCCATAATAATATAACTAAGCAAATCTGCTCTAGTAATTCCATATTCTGTTTCCATATTATTTTCATGTACAAAGCACATTATAATTATTTCTTGTTTTTTAATTGTATCATTATAATAACCAGTTCCTGTATCATCAATATCATAACAAATATAATTAATAACTTCTTTTTGAGTATCATTTAATTTTAAATAAGGTACTAACTTGTCATGCTTTATAGACTCGTTATAATCTAAAATTTCTTGTCTCTTTTGAAGTTCCTCTTCAGTTGGATTTTCTGAATCTACAAATTTGTTTAATGGTCTTGGTTCAAATTCACCAAGTACCTCTAAAAGGTCTGGGTCTGATTCAAAAATTTCTCTTAATTTATTTTTTTTATAAATTATGTCATTATTTTTTACATCATCCAGTTTCCTTTGAATATTTTGAATATCTCGCTTCATTAGTTCACCTCCATTTCAATAGAAGATGAATAATGGCCTTTTTTATCTTGAACAGATAATTTATATTTTGTTCCAGAAACTTTCATAGATTTACCTATTTTTATAGAAATAGTATTATTATCTAAAACAGTTATTTTAGCTAATTTTTCTAAATAGATTTTATCATTATCAGATATATCATTATTTTCATCTATTACTTCAATTCTATATTCAGATTCTACATCTTCTCTAATAAAATCTTCATCATAAAATTCAATAATGAAATATATAGTCTTTCCTATATCAATAGGTATAATATCAGATACTTCTTCCCCTTTATCAAGTTCACCATTTTCATTGATAATACCTTGATAAATAATAGACTTAAATTGTTCATCTTTATCTATTTCAGTTTCAATAGGCTTTATTTCACCCATACGGTCATAATAGTTACATAACAATAAATCTGAATTATCAACTCTAGGGTCAAACTCTGTTTGCTTTAAAGTCATTTTAACTAAACCTAAAGGGACTAAGTCTTGAACTTTAGTAACACGATATATTTTAGGGTCAATTATATTATTTGTAATCATAAACCTTTCATCATGTTGGATATATCTAGAATCACATATATCAAATTCAGATAACTTATCTCCATATAAATGATAAGTATCTGGCATCCATGCAGAAGTAATTTGGTCTAATTGTGTCATATAATCAGCCGTCCATACGCCACTCGTATATGAATTAGCATTCCTAACACTACCCCAAACGTGCATAATCTGATATTCACCATGTAATTTATAAACCCATCTAAAATTCCAATTACATCTAATAATATTATATCTAACAAATTGAGTAGCATCATCTCTACCAACTATCATCCATAATTTACTAACGGTAAAATTTTTATCTTTAAATGGGTCTTCTGGTTGATAATCATAAAAACCTATTTCTGGACTTGTATCATCTGGAATAAATACATAAGTACCTACAGGGTAATGAACTTGTGGTCTAAATTGTAAATAGCTATCAACAGCATCCTTTAAGATTGAATAAGAAGCATGTTTACCGTATTTAGCATCTACATACTCCCATCCGTTTTCTTTTGATAGTATATAAACTTTTTTATAGCCCACATCATTCATAAAAGTGGTATTCATAATCATATCTGATTGATTCTTTCGGACCTCAGATAAATTGCTACCTTTACCCAATAACATATTTTGATAATCATTAAAAGTAATTATAGCCATAACACACCTCCTTATTTTATATTTGGTCAATAAGGTTGTGAGCTTCTAACACAAATTTCCTATAACTTTGAAAGTCAAAAGGAGATTCTTGTGTTTCTAAATAAGCGGCTTGAAGCATAGACATAATTCCTATAATCTCATCTGGATATTGAAGAATTACATTAAGTCCATTTATTTCTTTCATTAAATTAACAAAATATTTATTATAATTTACATTTTTGTATTTATCCTTTGTTTCTGGGTCTTTATATAAAAGCATCCAAAACATTTTATTATGCAGTTTCTTTTTATATTGCTCCATTTGCTCATCAGAGAAAGACCCATATAATGTTTTCATTATTGTGTACTTCCCCTTAAAGACGTACTTGCACTATTACCATCAAGGTAGTCATTATTACTATATCCACGGTCTCTAATTAAAGAACGTTGTTTAATATTTAAGTCATCTCTTAATGCTCTAATTTCTGATAAATGATTTGCTTGTGCATACCATTTCTCAGCAGAACTACCAAACATTTGACTAATATTAACTAATGAGTTTACCTTGGGTTCAATCCAAGCCAGAGCAATGCCGTATGATAATACCTCAATAATAAAATTTTTATCTGAATAATCATTAATAGAATAATTTAATTCAAATTCAATTTTATTATTTTTATCACTTAAATTTTCTATATTGTCTTCTTCTGGAACAACAATTGTAGAAAATAGTCTAAAAACGTAAGGAGCAGATAAAGCAGAATGTAACCAACTGCACAAGATTACATTCTGCATTTTTACGTCTTTAAATAAATTCATAAGGTCATATGCTTCTACCTTGGTATAAAATCTTGAAAAGATTTCTTCATAACTAATAGAAAGCATAATTACCTCCTATTTAATCATCATACAGACCTGTTAATAACATAAGTTGAGTACCGAAATATTCATCAAGTGCCTTAATAACCTTAACACTATCAAGTTTGCCTTTAGCAATATATTCTGAAGCTAGAGATTTTAAAGAATCTTTTGCACCTTCGGGAAGAATATCAAGTTCTTCTTTAATTCTGGCGGGAGAAAGACGGAAGATTTGTGTAAGGTCTTCTACAGAATACATCCCATCATAGAACTTTTTTAATTTAGGACTTTGATTAATAAAATCTTTATCATCTACTACAATAAGTGGTTTAAAAAGGTATTTAGAATTAATATTTACAGCCGCAACTAAATCTTGATATTCAACCTCTGTTTCTGCTCCCATAGCCTCAAAAACATAAGTATTACCTGTTTTTTTACCATCCATAAAAGTTTGTCCAACAGCTATAGAATGACAACGAATAAGGTCATCTTTTTCAAAAACCTTCTTCTGAGGTTTTTCTTCAACAATTTTTTGTTCTTCAATCATAGGATTTTCAACAACAGGTTCAATATCAATTTTAGTGGTCGTTTTAGTTTTCATAGAACGTGCCATTTTTTAATCTCCTTTTAATCATATAATTTTAATATATTAGGCAAGAGTCCAAGCGCCGAAATAACGTCCAAGCTGAACGGCAACACCGAAGCTTCTCTGGACTTCATATTTCATAACATCATCAATCCTGCCATGCTCTTCGCCCTTCTGAGTGATTTCATCAATCTCAGTCTCGCCTTGGTCAATAAACTTAACAAACTTGTTATCAACAGCGGGCATAATCAGAAGCAGGTCATCATCAACAAGAGTTTTGGTAATGTCATTCAGTTCAAATCTCTGAGGAAGCTCAAACAGAGTAACACCTTCATAAGAACCAAGCCTACCCATACGAGCAACATCTTCCTTCTGAATTTCTGCTCTCCAGTCAACATCAGACAGAGCATTAATCTTCTTCAAAGCCAGTTTAGTACCCATTACTACAACAGGAGCTTCATTAGCCATCTGAACATTAGCAATAATCTGGTCAAATGCATCCTTAGTGGAAGCACCCAGAGTACCATTACCCACAAACTGAGTCTGAGGAGTAATCTTCTGATAAGCATTCATCATCTGAGAGAAAATCTCATTCTGAATCTTAATAGTAAAGGCTTTACCAATCATACCAACCAGAGTAGCCCAATCTTCCTGACCAACAAGATAACGGTCAATATCAGCACCAACAGCCGCACCGTATCTGGAAAGCGGAATTGTATAAGGCTGACCTTCAGCAGGTCTCTGGAGTATGAAATCATGGTGCGAACCTGAGATACGAGCAATAGACAGAATAATCTTTTCATCTGTCCAGAATTCAACATCATCACCTGCGGCAATGTTCCTGTAATCAACATAATCATTGAAAAACTCGTTCTCATGGAAACCAGTTTCAACAATCATATCTACAACTTCTTCAATAATTTCAAACAGTTCAGCACCGTGCTTCTTTAAAGCTCTCTTACGGTCTCTCTTTGAGGGCTTTTCGGGAAGGTCAAGAACTGCAAAAATAACTTTTCTCAGCTTATCATTAGCTTCTCTCTTAGAAACTCTGTTGCCTTCTTCATCAAAAATATCTTCGCCATTTGCGAGGTCAAACATCAGATTACGAACGGCATCATAATCATAAGTATTTTCTGTGCCATCATTAGAAAAAACGTTGGACAGATGCTGAGTAGAAAAATTCATAATTCTAGGCATTTTTTTATCCTCCTTTCTTCAATGATGATTAAGCACCAACTACAAACTTCTTAGCAGAAGAGTCCCAAGTTACAGCCTTGTCTACAGCGGGAGTACCAGAGAAGATAACATCAGATTCTTCAATAATATCCAGAACAGACAGAACATAACCCTTAACTACAGATTCTGCGGGATTGTAGAAATTGCTTTCTCTTGTAAAACTACGAGTAAAATCTTCAGCAATAACAACGGGCTGATGAATAAATACAGCAGGAGTAGAACCTGCATTAGTAACTTCAATATACCAATGACCATTAGCGGCCTGTCCACGAATTACACCTGCAAAATCACTAGGAGCAGTTGTAGTGTTGTATTCATCATAACCATGCCAGTTTGTAACACCAACAAGTTCGCCATTGTCAGTGTCTTCAGTAATGTAGCAATTCAGCACATGACCGCACATGCCACTTCTAACCTTAGAAGGAAAGGCTACATTATGGGAATCAATACTATATTTAATAGCCATGATTTATCTCCTTTCATAATTTTTTATATATAATTTATTTATTTCTTAAACAGATTTCCATATCTGGATTTCTTATTACTTTTAGTTTTTGCTTCAAACATGGGAACTACTTGAATATGTCTTTTTCCTTCATTACTTTCAGTAAAAGATTCTCTATTCTTGGCTTTAGTTGCTTCATTAAGAATAGAATCGCATTTAGCAATAACATCAGTTACAGTATATTTAGAATAATCCTCTGCAACCTTTTGTGAAAAAGCAATATATTCTTTATTTTCTTGAATTGAAGCATAGTCACAAGAAGCAAATACATTCTTAATTTGTGCTTCATTTTCGATAGACTTATATTTATTTAATTCAGATTCAATAGCTGAATAATTAGAACGCATAGAATCAAGACTGTCCAGTTCTTCTTGTGTACAGAATGTAGGATATACACTTACTCTATCTCCAGTTAATGAATATACATCTTTCCGCTTTTTGTAAGATTGCTTATAATATCTATCATTCCAGTAATCAACCATGACAACATAAGAATCATATACAACGACAGAATACCAAGTGTTATCTGATTCAGAATATGTATCATTGACTAAAGTAGAAAGAGCTTGAATTGTATCGTTTAAAGATAATTCAAATGTATGAACAGAACCATCACTACAGTTTACAGAATAACCTGTGATTTGAGCGAATTCAGAAGATTCTTCTTCATTATCATTAATATCTTCATTATCATTATCTTCTTCAGCTTCTTCCATTTCTGCACCATCTGTTCCTTCTTCAGAATTATCTTCAAAAGATTCTTCTACTTCAGCATTTTCCTCTTCTTCAGAAGGAGTTTCTTCGGTTTCAGTAAACAATTCGTTTAATTTAGTTTCGAATTCTTCTTCTGACATATTCTCATATTCAAAGTCAATATCATCAAAAGTCTTACCGAATTTAGCAAGAATTTCTTCGAATTTCATTTTAGTTTTTCCTCCTTCCTTCAAAGATGAATTTTTATTAAAAGTGGAAAGAGTAGCATTAAGCTTCTCAATTTCCTCTAATAATTTTTCATTTATAGTGCTATTATTTTCAGCACTAAAATCTGCTAATGTAATATTTGCACCTTCCATACCTTCGCCAATTTCATTGCCATCTTTGTCAACGCCAAGTATGGTAACACCTGCAAATTCAAAATCATCTATATTTAATACCTTATCTTTTGCATCATAAGATAATTCATATACATTTAATTCTACACTTACCTTTGATTCGCCACCTTTTCGCTCCAATATTTGTGGAGCATGATTATATTGTCCAAATAAATATCCATCTGCATGAACATAGGTTTTATCCTTCTCTTCATCATATTCTAAATGACAATTACAAGATTCGGGAACAACTCCTACAGGTATTTCATCATAAACAATTTCATCATTTTCTTCATGCATTTCATGTCCACCAAATTCTTCTTCGCCATTTATTTCATGTATAAAGGCTAAAATAGGCTTATTATGAAAAGTAGATAATTTTGATTTCATAACAGATTCTTTTATATTACTATTATTACGATTCCTATCTGTATGACAGGCTTTTAAATGAATTGGAACAAGGCTAGATTGTTCGTCTTTTTCAAATGTCTGAATAGTAGCAGGAACTAAAACAGCTAAACAACCACCTGCTTCTTGTGCATTAAATCTTACTGATTTGTTTTGTTCTACGTAAAAATCATATAAATTGTCTAATGTCAACCATCTCTTCAAAGTGCTAATACCTCCTTTCTTCTAAAATTATACATAATAAGAGCTATCAGCCCTTAGAGATTTAAAGTATTTGTATGTATTACTTTAATTTTTCTATCTTCAAAAACAATTTTAGAATCATTTAAAAAAGTCCATCCACTAGAATCAGAAGATATTAATTGGAATCCTAATTCTTCTAATTGCTTTTTAGTATCTGGGTCAGTTGTTTTAATAAAAGGTTTATTCTCTTTTTTATCCATAATTATTATCCTCTCGATGTTTCTCTTTTTTCTCTACTAGCTTCTCCATCATCTGTTAAGTCTCCCGTATCTTTACTTGGTCTACCACCAGTAACAGGGTCGGTTTCACCATTAGCTACGGCATTTCCATTAGAAGTAAAACTAGAATTTAAAGGATAAATAAATTTATCTTGTAATCCTAATATATCATTCTCAAGATAATTTAACGCTAATGTATCTAATTCACTAAATCCATTTAAAGTGTTATAAGCCAATTTAGTGGGCAATGAATATTGAGCCGCTGTCATTAAAGAATCTTTTAACTCATTTTGAGTATAAATAGATACATGGAAAAATTTAATTTTAGAAGGATTAGAAACATTATATGATAAAAAAGTATTAACATAAGCTTCAGTTTGAGGTAGAAGAGAAGCAATAGCAAATTCAGTATCAACCTTTAAAGCTGTCTCTACTTCAGTTGTACCTGTTAATTCAGTAGAGTTTAATACTTGACCACCACCACCAGAATTAAGAACATTTTTAACAGCATTTGAAACCCTATTAACATCATTTGTATCATTATCATCAAAATTAATAGTCTGTAATTTTCCCGGCACTATAGCGGCAGAAGTATAAGATGGCAAAGCTTCATTTAACATTCTATTAAAATATTTAATAACCAATTCTGGGTCTACTTTCCAGTCATCAATATTTTTAGAACCAGTAATAGTTTCTAATTCTAACCATATTAACTTATAAATAGCTTGTGCATCAGCTATAGCTTGAATGTCTTTAACATCTTCTAATTGAATTAAATCTGGTAATAATCCCATAAATGGTAAAATATGAAGTTGCCAATCTTCTGAGCTATATTTCAAACAACAGGAATATTCTTCTGGAACTATTTGCCATCTACCATTCATGGTATCCTTTTGGTATTCTCTATACATTGATTCAAAAGGTTCACCTAATAGTTCTAGCATATATTCGTTCGTGCCAGTAAAATAGTCCATTCTCATTGCAAAGCAATAAGTCCCCTTCATGTATTTACCTTTAATTTGACAATAATCCGCAGGTAAAGGCATAATGAAAAAGCCTGTATCATCATAGAAATGTACACCGTAAAATACATCTTGTACAAAACAAGTAACGAATACTTTATACATCTCTCTCCGTAATGCCATATTATCAATAGCTACTAATGTTTCATAATATGAAGCCATAATATCATCTGCATTATTATCTTCAATCAAAGAATAATTAGGAATAACAGACCTTGCATCAAGATTAAACATTGTTGCATTATAAATAATAAGTCTCCTATAAAGCTGTGAACGATAAAAGAGATACCATGAAAGATTCCTTAATCTTGCTTCATTACTTCCAACATTTTTTAAATAAGAAATAATATTTTCTTTTGTAAAAGCATTTGTGGTTTTAGTAGTAGTTTTCTGTAAATCAGTTAATAATTTTAAACCTTGCTCTGCTTTTTCAAAATTAATTCCTATTATTTCTTCAGAATGCTGTTCAAAAAAATCTCTTGCTTCAGCGGCAGTCATTCTCTTACTTTTTGTATTTACAGTAGGAGATGAAGGTGCTGTATTTACTGAAGCCCCTTTTGTTCTTTTCATTTGTCGTGCCAAAACAGCACCTCCTTTTTATATAATCTTTTGACCGTAAGTTCCCCTACGAATCGTTAATTTATTAAGTAAACTATCAACACCGTTGTTTTTAGGTTTTAATTCTAATTCCAATTGACGCATACACCAAAAATTATAAGCAATAGAAGAGTATCTATCTTTTCTAAAACCACTAGGTTCAATAACGGTAATTTGACCATTTTTAACATAATGTTTTAATTTAATTAATTCATATATAGCCATAGTAGTTTCAGCATAGGAAGATTTAATTTCATCTTGCTGTTTAGGTAATAATCTTTTATAAGGTTTATAATTTTTAGCAATTATATCATCAACACCAAATTCAGAAACTAAGAAGTTAATTCGTCCATTCTTGATACCGTTACGTAACAAAATAGCAATTTCATTATTAAAAGCACTTGTAGCTTTAACTGTCCACACTACTTTATTAGCATCTTTAACTTTACAGCGTTCAGCCATTTCTTGATTATTTTTAGCTGTTAAAGCTTTATATACTTTTCCCGTTTCTGGGTCATATTGGTCTTTAATAATAAAGTCGTACACGCCTAGACCATTCAATTTATTAACTTATAGGCTTTTTATCCTATAATTCTAACGATTACACATTCTCGTTAGTTTAGCATACTTTTTTATCTATATAATAAATATAGATAGAACGGACTCTTGGATGCATTATATTCTAATCACTTAGTATCAGCATCTATGCGTTGCCCCTGACTATTCTTTTAAAAATAGCCTTCGGTTCGAATTAGCATTTCAGCCTCTTCGCTTAATTCCGTTCTTTTCATTTTATCATCACTGATAAAAGCGGCAATATTTTACCGTTACAGTCAAGTACTAAATCAGTACATTGATATTCATAAAAATATCTCATTACAATTAAACCTACTTCATCAGTCGTTTTTCCTTCAAAAGTTTTTCCAAAAACAAAATTAGCTTGATAAGTTACATCTGTTGCACGTAAAGCATCATTTATATAAATAGCTGTAGCATCATTTTTTTTACTTCGGTTAGATGCCATTAAAGCTATATCTACTGATAATATTCGCTTATTCTGGAATGAAACTTTGGGTACAGGGATACTTTCGTTATAGAAGTTTAAAGGATATAAAGCATTCTTTAATCGTCTAATTTGATTTAAATCATTAAACTTAAATAAACCTCCATCTGTATCTCCAAACCATAAACATTCCATTTCCATTTGGTCAAGAATTTCATTATAATCTGCTTCTGAACGTTCATCTTCAACTTGTGAACGCATTAATAAGCCTTCTTTAATTGATACTTGATAAGGAATACCGCATATAAAATATTTTTTGCTATCATCAAAAAAGTTTACAGTATATGTTTTTGCTTTTTCATAAAGTTCAGAACTTTTGAAATAGGCAGAAGACATATAAATTTCTTTATTTCTTTCTTGAAGATGAGCATATTCTGGCTTATCTAAATATTTGGGGTGTCTTGGAGAAGTTAAGAATTTTCTTAATACTGTATTTAAAGTATTTTTATCTACAAGTCTAGCTTCATCAATAATTAATATATTTGCTCTAGCGGAACGTGCATTATCATTTGAAACTCTTGTTGTTATAATAGAACCATTTCTAAACACTATTATTGCATCATTTTGACCTACTTTACAAACTAATATTTCTTGTCTCAAAATAGGAGATTCTTTCATAAATATTTCTTCTATTTTAAGTAATACCTCATTAGCTTGTTTAATAGTACCACTACTAATAACAATTTTAGTACCGGGGTATAAAATACAATATATACAACAAAAGAGGGCAGTTAGCCATGTCTTACCTTGCGAATGTTATTAACTATAGGTTTTTTATCCTATACTCTGGAGGTTTCCCTCATTTTCATCAATCGGTCATTTCCAATTCAGTCTAGCATACATTTTTACCTTCGACTTTACGTTAAGGTAGAACGGACTCGTGGGATATTATATTTATTCAATCCTATGCGTTACGGTGAGCCACAACCTTTTCGTTATTTGTGCTTTACCTCGGTATTAACATATATTTTCAATACTTAGTCTTTACCGATTTTCCGTTCTTTGTTACCTACATATTTCTATGCAGGAGAGCCATATGACCCCTTGCGGCAAGATACATAATATAATTATTATGCATCATTGCAAATAAAAGAATTTTTTGAAATAATTTTAATGTAATCCCCAAGACTTCCTCTGCAAATCTATGTGGATTTGCTCTATAAAAACCTGCTCTCCAAGCCACAGTTTCCATTATTTTTTGGGCTTTATCCGCTTCTAGTTCTTGAACTGATTTTTTTCTTTCTTCAATCATAAATCAGCACTACCAAATATTTTATTAAATAAACCTTCGGAAGTAGAATCTTCTCCAGTATATTCGGGCTTTTTTACAGTGTACTTTGAAATAAATTTATCATACAAAGCCGAATATGCATTTTTTAATTCCATCATTTTTGCTAAATGGCCTTTAAAGAATACGTCAATATAAAGCCCAATTTTATCAATATCTTTAAAATCTCCTTCGGGTTCTGGAATAGGTTTTTCGTCTTCCCATTTAGCAATCAATTGTCCGAAAGTCAAAGTATCAGTTAAACCATCTCCATCAGATTGATTAGGTTTAATATTTAATGACCCCATCATATCTTGTAAATCTTTATACAGTTTAGAAGTATCAGCTTCACGTTTTTGGGCTTTATCTATTTCTAATTGTTTGCAACAAATACCTTGAAATAATATTTCTTGACTTTTTGTATCACAAGGATAACGACTAACCCAATCTTCATATTCTTTTTCTAAGAATAGTAAATCTTCTTGAGGATAAGCCCCAAATCGTTTTCTGCCTCTTTTAATTAATTCTTTTTTGTTTTCCTCTTCATCTTCCGCATCTTCGGTTACTTTAGTATAGCCAAAATCTGAATTCTTCCATGTATCATTCTTATATTGAGGAAGACTGGAAATTTGAACATAGTATACTTTAAACGCTGAATTCTTAGTACGTTCACCAGTATCATCAAGTACACCTTTAACGCAATTTTCATATAAAGAATTAATGTAAGGCTTATTCATCATGTGTAATACTTCTTGTACAGATTCTTTCGTTTCGTTTGGTTTATCTTTTTTGTTTGTTCGTTGCTCCACCATTTGTAATAAACAATCTTTACAAATTGGAAAATATCCCGAAGCATATTCTTTATGCTGATAAAATGTGGTCTTAGATTTAAACTCCCCACATTTATGACAATAAACATAATCTAAATTTTTAAGTTTATTGTAATAATCAGCCAATTTTACGTATAGCTTTCTTATTTCAGCTACACCAGTTTTTTTGACTTCTTCTTCAGTCAAAGCATCCATTAAAAAAGCCATAAGTATCATCTCCTTTTAATCTAAAATAAAAATAAAAGCTCCCACTCTGATTCGAACAGAGATTGAGTGATTACAAGTCACTTCGCCTACCATTAGCGGATAAGAGCATATATATAAAAGTGGGAGAGTATTAGCTCCCCCACTGAATAAAAAATTAATCTAATATAAATTTGTAAGATTCATTATGTCCGTATACTTCATTAAATCCAAAGACTTTTACAGCCCCATGAGTTCTTTTTAAAATTGAATGACTATAAGGGTCAGAGCCTATAAATGAAGGACATACAAGTACCTCTTTATCAAATGTTGAATAAGCATTAGTAGTAATTTCTTTAGAACAATGTTCATGTCCTACAATTAAATAATCTATCATTTCTGTTAAATAATTACTTACATCATCAATAGCTTTATCCGTATTTTTTAATTGATGACCGTGCATAGCATAAATATCATTTACTTTAACATTTAATTTTATATAGGACTGATTAACATCTGGTAAAATTACTTCTACCCGTTCATTATTCCGTAACAAATCTTGAATATAATGACCAATAATATATTCTACATCTTCTTCAGCTAATTCATTAGCTTTGGCATTAAAAGCACGTATTTGTGTATGATTTGCTCTGCCACAATGATAATAAGTTATTTTAGTAATAGAAGATAGTTGATTTAAAAATTCTGCAATTAATCTGCTGATTTGTACAATAGTCCTTACCATAGATGAATCATTTATTTTTAAATCATTTAAGTGTATTAATCCTTGTATTGTGTCTCCTAATTCTAATACATGAAGATGATTAATATTTTTATTTTTAATAAAATAACTCATTTCATCTAACAAACTCTGAAATCTTTCTTCAACTATGTCCATAGAATATTCATCATATCCTTCTTTAAATTTTGCTCCTGCGTGAATATCTGCTAAACACAAAACATATTCTTCTTCAAAATTATAACGGTCTGTAATTTCTTCTTCTGAAATTTGACTAAAAGATACCATGGGTAAAGATGCTATGTTTTCAGCAATTTGTTCATAAAATAATTCTCGTCTAGCCTCTTCTCTATCATATTTATTTCTTTCAACATTTAATGCTTGTATTTTTTTACGTTCTTTTTTTAAAGCATTGAGTTTATCATCTAAATCAGAATAGTCTGAATCAGATTTATTTCTCTTTAAGCCTTCTTCAAGTCCCGCTTGATAAACCTTATACCATTTTCTGTATTTAGAATCTGAATAATCTTTATTCAATAAACCGTTTAATACATCTTTAACTTCAGACCAAGTTCCTAATTCATCTTTCATAGAACAAACACGATAGATTAAAGACTCGTCAGATTCATTAGGTAATCTTTTTATTTCTATCATATATTTCTAATTACTCCTTTTTATCTGTTTTGTCATCTGTATTAACTGTTTTATTATCTATATAAAAATCTGTAAAAGAATTAATAATTTCTCCTACATTATATTTAATAATTTCTTCTGTAGTTAAATACCAATCCTTCTTTTTATTTTTATTAAACGTTTTAGCATCAATTGTAGTATGACTTAAAATAAAATCACGCATCCCATCAATTTGACGTTGATAATTTTTTTGGGCTTCTTCAATTTGTTCAGCAGTACCTTGAAGTACGCCACTACCACTATGAACAAGAAGTTGTGTATGATTAAAAACAAATCTGCGTTTTCCACTTAAAAAAATAAGAAAACCTGCTGACATAGCCGCACCCATAGCAATGGTATAAATAGGAATACGACTTGACTCAATTAAGTCACAAAAATAATTTGCTTGTTCTAAATCACCACCATAACTATGAATAAACAGATATATAGGTTTTAACTGTTCTTCTGGAATGTTAATTTCATTCATATTGAATTGAATAATTAATTTACTTAATTCTATTAATTCATAATCATCTTCAATTTCATAATCTATATAAAAAGTTCTGTTTTTATAATTGTTCCAATATAAGACTTCATCTGGATTAGGAAGAAGACTATTATCTTTATCTCCAACCGTCATTCCATCTGGAAGTACAATATTTATATATTCAGCCATATATTGTATTCTCCTTTTAATCTTTTTTTTATTTTTTATTCAAATAAATTAGCAAACATTTTACTGGTAGAACTTCTAACATCTTCATCTAGATAGATACATCCAAATAAAGGATTACCTTTCAATTCATTACACATTTTTACCAAAGGATTATTTTCAAGACGATTAAATTCATCCTGCTTATAATCTCCAGAAAAGAAAATGCGTCCATTTTCTCCAACTCTAGTACCTGCTAATTTTACTTGTTTTTCGTCTAAATCTTCAGCTTCATCTATAAGCATAACAGCATCATTATACGTTGTTCCTTTTAAATAATAAAAAATATTAGATTCTAAAATCCCTTGACGTTTTAAAGATTCTACTTCATCTTCACCACGGTCAAGTTGTTGAGCAAGAGGTAAAAAGAAAAGATTAGTTTTATCTTCTAAGTCTCCTTTTAAAAACCCAACCTCTTTACCAGAGCCAATTGCTTCCCTAATAACCGCTATTCTAGACTGCCATCCTTTCTCTAAAACACTATAAATTGCCATTTTCATAGAAAGATAACTTTTACCTGACCCATAACCTCCTAAAATAGCACAAGTTGTAATATCTTTATTATTTAACAAATCCAAAGCACAACGCTGTAATGCATTTTTTCCTTTTATGAATTTATGTGAAGGAAGATATAAATTTGTAAATTTATTTCCATCAAATCTCATTTCAGCTTCAGAATCATCATCTGTATTTTGAATAATAATATATTCATTGGTAACAAAAGATTTTATATATTCTTCGTTACTCATTTGATTATTAATATAATCAGTATTTCCTTTAAGGATTTTATATCCTTTATATATTTCATTTTTCATATAATTAAATTCACTTCCTAGCATAAATAGATTGGTCATTGGGATTAGTATATGTCTGAAGTAATCTGTTATTTCTATACTTCTCTAAACATTTAACAGCATCATAATATTCACTCATATAATATGAATGTCCATGAACTGTTTTATGTAAAGTAGAACCAAATTTAAATCCTTTACGCTGTAAGTATTTACTTTCTTCTTTAGTAATTTTAATCATATTATTTTTTCCTTTTCGTGATAATCATAAATTTAGTCATAAAGACTAACGATTCTAATGAGATTCGAACTCATTTTTCTAGCGTGACAGGCTAGTGTTTTAGCCAATTAAACTATAGAACCAAAATCAAAAAAGGCTGATAAATCACTTTGTTTTTCAGTGTTTTATCAGCCTTTATTTATATAAAGCATCCGTTTGAGGTGTAGAGTGCTTCACTAATTTAATGATTAAAACCATTAAATATTATTTAATAGCAGGTGTGGGATTTGAACCCACGGTCTTGAGGATATGAACCTCACGAGATTCCATGCTTCTCTAACCTGCGATAATATCAGACCTTGTATTACTACAAGGTCTGATTATATTTAATATTTATTAATTACTGAACAGCTTCCTTGAGATGCTTACCAATCTTTGCCTTAACAGCCTTCTTAGCGGGAACATTAATAGATTCACCAGTACGAGGGTTTCTACAAACTCTAGCATCCTTAGAAACAGTAGTCATTGTAAGACCATCAAAAACCTTTACTTCATCACCATTAGCCAGAGTACCGTAAATAACTTCCTTCATGGCATCAATAACGGTCTTAGTATCCTTCTGAGTAAAACCAGTCTTAGTAGCAATTTCTCTAATCATTTCAGCATTATTCATTTTTTTAATCTCCTTTAATCTTTAATCTTATATATATTTTTTTATTTTTTACATTTATATTATTTAATCATTAAGAAAGAATATTACGTGCAATATCAGCACCTTTTTCATCTAATTCATCAAACGAAATGCTATAAGTAATTTTTTCATTTCCTTCTTTATCTGTAAAAGTATTCTTAATACCTTTACAATCTGGATTTGTACAGGTCATAACATTTGTATTAGAAATAAAAGTCATATATTGCCCACAAGCTTTACACTTATGTTTCTTATAAAATCTTTCTTGCTGATTTAATAATTTTTTTTCATTACTTGTTTTTCTAGAAACAGGTTTGCAACCAAACATTTTAGCTACTTCTTCAAAAGAATTAAAATGGTCAGTTACATCCTTACCTAATCTATAATTACTCATTTTTATTCTCCTATAATAATTTATTAATAAATATATTTTATATTTTTTAAAATATTTCTATATTGTTTTTATATTTATTTTTTCCTTATCATCCTTATCATATATTAATAATTTACACCTTTAAAAAATGCTTATTTTTATTATGTTTTTTAAGGGTAAAATTTTCTTGTTGTTCCAAAAAATAATTAATTCACGATTAATTCATGTTAGAAATATTTTTTGAAAAACATTTTAAAAATTGTTTAGGACTAACAGTATATAAAGTTTGTAATAATATTATTTTATTTTTATTTAATTTAGATATAATTTTATTCTTTTTACCCTTTTGTTGTGGAGTAATAACGAATGCTCTATTAATTAACCAAGACATTAATCCTAAATAATTTCCAGAAATATTTACACTTCGAATATCTTTAATCATTTCATCAAAATCACTTCTTAATAATAAATATTCGTCTGAATCTTCTTCATAGTTTGTAATTTGTTTAGATAATAAATTCCAAGAATATTTTTCAATTAATTCTTCTACAGCTTTACATTTCTTTCTAGACATATCTAGTGGATAATTAACAAAAAAATTATCCATAGAATAAGTAGGAGAGTTAGGAGTAGAAATATTAATATTATTTTCATATAAATAATTCATAGGACAAGTTAGTTCTGGATTATAAAAAGCTTTTTTCTTTTTAGTAGTGGTTTTACTACGCTTCATGTAGCGACTATCATTAAATTCCTTTATTGTTTTCCAAAAAATAGGATAACCATTTTCTGATATATTCATATCAGATTTAATACGACTTATTTCATTATTTAAATCAATATCAAATGTTCTCTTAGCATTATCTATTGCACATTGCGCAAGCGTACTCAATATACAAACATAATCTTTATATTTTTGGTCATCAAAATTATAAGTATATGATAAACATATCTGCGCTAAATTAGATGAACCACCTATAGCTATTTGACTAGCCGCTAAATTATTATCTACTCTTGCAAAATCATATGAAGTATTATGATAAATATTTTTCTCTTTAGGAATATTATTTACTATAGTAGCATAGTCTTTATAATACTGTCTGGCACAATCAACTATATCTGGATGATTAGTTGTATAAACCATATCAGAATCTTGGTCTGCTCCATTCGCTCTATCTTGAAAATCTGTATGTAACAAATTTACAGCAATAATAAGTTCCCCAAGATTAAAATATTTATTTATTCTATCATCATAATGATTATGTAAATAAAGCATATTTTCTTTACTATTATATGGATTTCTAAATGATGCTAAATATTCTCCATCTTTAAAACGTCCAGTATAACATTGAATACAACCATCTTCATGTAAAAAAGTATCATCTTTTTCTACATCTTCTCCAACTGTGTAAAGAAGCATAGCATAAGGAGAACCCACAATAGTAAGATTATCCGCATTATTAATCACTTTACCAATTTTTACATTTTTAATATAATTGGTTAATATAACTCTTCGTCTTTCTTTAAAATAAGAACTATATATAAAATCTGGGTCTTGCTCTACCAAAGCAATTAATACATCATAATCATTTGAGAAATTATTATTTTTTCTAAGATAATCTAAAAATGCTTTATTATCTGTTTTTAACATTCTAATATATTCAACAGAACAAGCAATAATACTTCCCATTTTATTTACGTCAAGAGCATTAATCATTTGGTAAGACATTTGTTGTACGTTACCCAATTTACTAGGGTGTGATGTTTTAACAATACCAAACATTGAATCATTATCTTCAATTACCTTTTGACACCAATATTCATATGAAATATTAAACTTTAACCACTTCATAGCATTATCAGTGGTGACAAGAAGAATATCTTTTACTTTATGTTTAATACCAAACATATCTTCGATTTCTGCTGTGTCATATTTATCTTTATAATAATCTTTAAACCATAATTGAAGATTGGTATCAAAACAAGCCATCTTACACATATGCTGTCTCAATAACACATAACCATCTGCCCAATCTGGAAAAATAGAATGGTCTATTAAACCCTGTCCATCAAATAATGTATTCTTTAACTGATAATTATCTTTACGAACAGCAATACATTCTCTATTTTTATTAGTCTCAATACTTACAACGTCTCTGGTAAAAAACGAATCAACGTCTTTTAATATTAAAATATTATGTGGGTCAATTTTAATCTTACCAACAATTGTACTAGTAACCAGTGAAGAGTAAGCACCAATTTCCACAATAGGGGCATTTTCTTCTGGGAGTTGAATTCCCATATATAAATAATTTCGTGCAACATCATATAACTCTTCCCTAATAAACATACAAGAACCTTTTTTAGCTTTTCCTGCGGTTCTATAGAGCATCTTATAATGAATAGTTTCAGATTCAATTATTTTGCCAGATTTATTTCTAGTATTCCAAGTAATATCAACTCCATCTTTATAGAATAAATGACGTAATGCATCTTTGTTATATTTTATATATTTATCTTTATTTTGTTCACATTTAACTTGAAATTCTTCTAGTTTGGTAATTTTATCTTTTCTTTGGTCTTCAGTTAGTGTTAAATCAGTTTGTGCTTCTTTAATAAGTTTTTCCAGATGCTTAGATTCTTCTTCATAACTTCTTGACCCATATTTAAATTCAATACAAATAATATCTCTAGTGGATTCTTCTTTATAAACATTTAATCCATGCTTGTTAAGAAAATCTTTAAAAAGACTATTTGTTAGCATAGCAGGTTTCATGTCGTAATGGTCTCTGACACCTTGATTAGTTTCAAATATTGAACCCGCTACAAAATTATATATCTTATAACCATATATTGACATTCATACTTACTCCCCATTTTTTAAAAAATTAATATGCGTAGTTAATTTTTTACAAAGGTAATCAATACCTTCTTTATCATTATTTTCATCTATACTAATTCGAATAGTGCTTCTTGCTTCTTCATCTGATAATCCAAGGGCTTTTAATACTCTACTAGGTTTATTTTCACCAGAAGAACAAGCTGAACCTGCGGAAATCTGAATACCATCCATATCTAATAAAGTAATTAAATCTTTGGCACTAATGCCTATAATCGTAAATGAATTAATATAAGGACTACAATTTTCTCCACCATTTTTACGAATAGGACAATTATGAATAGAATAAGTATTATATAATTGTTCTGTTAAATATTTTGAAAGTTGTTCTACTTTTGCCCATCTTTCTTTATCTGTTTTAGATAATCTTTCAATATGATTACCCATAGCAGTAATATAATGAACGTTTTCTGTTCCTGCCCTCATATTATTTTCTTGATGACCACCTAATAACATAGGCGTTAATGGTACATCCTTTTTACAATATAAAAATCCAATTCCCTTAACTCCACCATATTTATGAAAAGAAGATGACATTGTATCAATTCCTAACTCCTTTACATCAATAGGCATATGAGTTAATGCTTGCGTAGCATCTACATGAAAATATCCAGAACAATATTTTGAAACATAGTCAGATATTGTTTTAATAGGAAATATAGTTCCTACTTCATTATTTATCATTGAAATACCCACAATAAATTTTCCTGCGTATTTATCATTAGAAGTCTTTTCTAAAATATTTTTAACTGCTTTTAGATTAATCTCTCCGCTACAATTAGACACAGGAAACATGTTTGTATGACATATAGGCAATTCAGAACTTCTATTATTTTTAAACAGTTGATAAATAGAAGGATGCTCAATAGTATCAGTAAAAACATGAGTAATATTTTTATTACCTAACATATTCCAATACATAGCCCAATTATTAGCTTCAGTTGCTCCAGATGTAAAATATATTTCTTCTGGTTCACAATTAATATAATTAGCTATCTGTTCTCTGGCATGGTCTAATTTTAATTTAATCTCTCTAGCATTACTGTAATTTGCAGAAGGATTATACCAATCGCTCTGCATAGATTCAGTAATATCTTTTATTACTAACGGGTCTGGTTTAGTTGTTGCCGCACAATCAAAATAAGTATTCATATTTTTACTCCATTGTTTCATATATAATGATGGGAACAATTCCCATTTTTTGAATATATGGAATAGAACGAATTACATCATAATCTATCCATTCTACTGCATCTTCATAAGTCATATTATCCGTTACCATTAAATAATCAATCATTCTTTCATAGGAATAAACTAGATTTCCATCTGTACTAATTCCTATAATAGCGGAAGCGTAATTAGGATTGGTAAAATAAAGTGAATGATTAAAAAAACCATTTTCTTCTATATATTCTTCAATTTCTTTATCTGTAGTATTTATATCCATGATTTTTCCTCATAATCTATAAAATATCTATCTATAGAAAGAGAAGATGCCAAAGGATAGTGTAAATTTACAGGACATTCTTTTGTATAATCATAAGAAGCAATCCCAGTCCATACTTTTGTTTTTTTATCCTGCGTAAAAATCATCGCATAAACATGACCCTGTTGAAAACCACAAGTATCTTTTTTGGTAAAAACCAACTTATATTTCTTATTATCTTCGATACTCATTTACTTATCCTTTCAGCATATCTCTTTCTAATTTTTTGTGCTTTATCTGAAATATCTCTTTCATGAGCTGTTTTTTCATCTAAATAATATCTAACCCATTCTCTAGTATCAGCCATTTTATTAGGAACTTCTGGGTCATTATAAAACTCATCCCAAAGTTCTTTATTTTTATAGCATTCTCTGCACCAAGGTTCAACCCATCCATCATAAATTTGAGGAACATCTGGCTTCCCACACATCCAACAAACATTTCTTGATAAAGCACTATAATCTTCTATAATTCTATCTACTTCTTCTGGACATTTACCATTATGATAAAAACGCAGTTCACCGAATTTTTCTTTAGCCTGTTCAGCAAAGAAATCGTAAAGCTGACCACTTTCTTCAAGTAATGGTTTAATATCTTCAGACATACAAAAAATTAAATCTTCCCAACCTTCTGGAATTTCAATATCTAAAATAGTTGCTTTATAATTCCATTTATAAGTTCGTGTGTTTCTATCCCACCACATATACCTCAAGAACGGATATTCGTCTATAATCTTTTTATTTTCTTCTTCTGTCCTCATGGCTTCCATCCTTCATAATTAAAAATCTCAGTTAATGTCCAAATTACAGATAATAACATTATACAAAAATCTACTAAGTATCTTTGTAAATAAGAAATATCCATATTACTTACTTTAAATAAAATTAACATTGCAATAAATGCTACAATACGTAAAGTCATAAATTCTTTTTTATTCATTTACTTCCTCTTTAATTACTTTAAACATATCATCAATATTCATATCATTAATAGGATATTTAACATCTGTAATACTGTTTCTAGCGAAAGTTTCAGACACTAAATCTACATATAGAGTAAAACTACCGTCATCTCCCATATAAAACTGTTCCCACTGTTCGGGAGTAAGAAGACGCTGTACGTTAAGCTGTTCAAGAGCGAGATTATCAAAACTAAGAACCTTAAACCTATCCATTAAAGATTCAAGATTATCATAAAGCCAACTAGAATTAAAACTACGACTGGCCCATCTATCTATAGTATAAAATCTTCCTCTACCTACATTCTTATATCCAAGAATAAGAACCTTGTGTCTACCATCTGCAAGTTTTGTATATTCAATATCAGTGGTAATTCCTACAATAGTATGAATTACTGCATTAGGAAAATGTTTAGGAATATCAAGTCCAATAAGTTCATCAACATTATTTAATGAAATACCAATACCATGAACAAGTTTTTTTTCAGTAAGTTCAAGAAGATAATCCCAAAACTCAATAAGCTGTTTCTGATTTACTGTTACGTTTGCAATTACTTTTTTCTCTTTAAGCATTTCAAGAAATTCAGTAAAATGTGCAGGAATATTTGAATTAAGATTAAGTGCAATTTCTGTATAGGGATGCAGGTTATCCCAAATATTAGTAAAACTCATTAAATCAGCATCTCTACCTTTTTCGGAACAACCTGCATAGCAGAAAGCACAACCATTAGTGCAATAAGTAGAAATATTGCAATCAAAATTTTCTGGATATTCTGGTCTGAACTCATCATCCATTGTTGTTCTAATTTTAGTTCCATCTGAATAAATTTTTGTGTTTACGTTTCCGTTTTTATACATTCCAATAAGTCTCATTTAATTTATTTATACCTTTCCTTAATGATAAAATTCATAATAAATTCCTACTAATTTATCCCCAGAAGGGGAAGTATAAGTAGTGGTTGCATCTGGTTCAGTTCCCCACGCATCTTTTTTATAATATAAGGTTGAACTTTTGTAATCAGTTTTTTCGGGAGTAACTAATTTATTAGTATATAATTCCCAAACTAATTCTCCTTTAATAAACTTTTCATATTCTTCTTCAGTACATATACACAAACAATGAGTAGAAGAGGAATTAGTTTCAAATACGCCCTGTCTTATTGTTGATTTCATTATAACATACCCCTATAATTTATGCAAGTCATATTTTAGTTATATTTCATAAACTGAATACCATCATAATTATCTGGCATTCTGAAATAGTTATCTTCACAATCTACATTATCATTTCCAGTAAGAATATAACTATCATCATTAAACAAATATCTAATTAGATTATCTGGGTCAGAAAGGAGATATTCTACCAATTCTCTATTTTCCCCACCGTGGTCTACATATCCTGCATGTAGGGTACTTCTATCAAATTCTTCGAATTTACAATCAATTCCATAAGAATTTAAATATCTCTTAATTTGGTCACATATCTCCATTAATCTGGTATCATCATCATTAGTCCAGTCATAATATAAATAAATCAAGCATTCATATAAATAATTTGCTTTATCATCTTCCCAGTCATATTTTTCCCATTCCCATCCATATTCTCCTCTACCAAAATAAATAAAAGAAGGAAGACTTTTGGGCATTTCATTACTAATAGCAATAGCATGGATAGAAGATGAATTGGTTTCAAAAACATTTTTTCTAATTGATAATTTCATATTTACTCCTTTAACCATCCCAACCATACTTACCAAATACTACAATTCTGTCACCAGAAGGAGAAACATATTCTACTTCAAAAGGTTCAAGGTATTCATCGTCCCAATATTCATCAAAAGTTTTATTAGGCTCATCCCAATAATCAAACTTTTCTGATGTAAATTCTTCTCTATCAGAGTCAAATAATAATTCTCCATTTTTCCATTTTTCATATTCATCTTCTGTACAAATACAAAGAGAATGAGTGGAAGAGGAATTAGTTTCAAATACATTATATCTAATTGTTTTCTTCATTAAATAATCTCCTTTAATCACAACCCGTTTCCAATGCCATATTTTTATTAAAAATAAACTCAACTACTGTTTGGGGATTATACAAGTTTACACGGCAATCTTCTAAATATGAAGGATAAGTCTGATGGTCAAAACCTACCTCCAATTCATGATAACCATATTTAGTTTTAGTTTTTACAGGAACAATATTTGTACAATGTTTATCTGGACAGGATGTGTTAATATAATCTATAATTGCTTTCTTTATATCTGTCCAATAACTCACTGTCCAATCATCTTTATCCTCAAATCTTGTTATATCTTCACCAAAACAACAATAAAAAGTAGTCATAATATAAGATAGTTTTTCTTTCTGACTAGAATAAATTCGATGGTCTTTACCAAAATAACCAAGAGGAATTTTAATTACTCCATCTTTATCTATTCGCAGTTCTTTTAAATTAGGTTTAGATAATTTCAGATTTAAAAAAACAAGACTATGGACAGAAGAGGAATTTGTTTCAAAGACTCCTTCTCTAATTTTACTCTTCATGATTTCCTCCAATTACAATAGCATCAATACTATCTAAATTATAAATTCCTACCCAACGTTTCTTTCTAATAATAATGAAACACTTACGGTCATAGTAATAATCTGTATATTCTTTAGACTTCCATACGTCTACTTTTCCATCTTTAAAATAAATATAAATCTTATTATTCTTCATCTGATTTTTCCTCCTGTTTTTAAATTATTTTTTAAGGGGTGGGAACAGGAAAAACTGATGCAATATTATCTACATTGATAATTTTATGTTTACACTGTTTTTCAAATTCACAATACTCGTCCCCGTCAATAACCACCCAATATTCTCTATGAGTAAGAAAGTCCTCAAGAGATACATTGTTTTTTTCTAGAAAATCATATAGAACTCCCATGCTTTGGTGGTCTACACATCCCGTATTATCATATTCATATTCCATACATTTAAAGTAATATGTATTATCATCTCCGTAGACCCGACCTCTATAGTCATACTCCCCATGAGGCTCATAATCACCTTCATCTTCTTCAATCCAACTGAAGGCTTCCCCGTCTGTTTCTCTAATATATCTACGTTTGTATTCTCTAGTAAAAGTAATATCTTTACAATCTGGAAGATACTTAAAAATAATTCTTTCAATTTCAGAATAATTTTTTTCTATAACTTCTTCATCTAAATAAATTCCACATAAAGAAGCTAAAGCATATCTTACCTTGCCTTCAAAAGTACAAAGAATCTCATAAGGACTTCTACCAAAATCAAGACTAAAACTATAAAAATGCCATTCACCCTTTTTATCAATATAAATGTCTTCATGAAATTCTTCTGGTGTATAAATACCTGTTGTTTTACTTGTTACAATAGAATGCATAGAAGAACTATTACTTTCAAAACATCCCATCCTTACTTGTGTTTTCATTTATTTTTCTCCTTAAAAAATTGTTTAAATTTCTAACTATATATATTATAACATATTTAATTTGTATATGTCAAGGGTTAAGATAATAATTATATACGTAATCTATAGTATCTTGTATAGCGTTATACATATCTTTATCATATGTGAATAATTTCGTAACCTCTGTTTGCATCCAAGGATGTATTTTATTTTTTTTATTTTCTTCAATAAAACCAATAATAGGAATATGGAGTTCATAGGCTAACATTAATTCTTGTGCTGTACCTATACTATCTAATTTATTTAAACATACAATAACTATATCAGATGTACGAAGATGGTATGTGTCATATATCATGGCTTCTTTTTCTAATGAATCTGATGTTTCCTTATTGGGGTCGAAATGACTCATTGGATTTACTACTTCACATTTCGATTCATAATAATTTAAAAAATAACTACTAATATACTCTCGCCAGTCTTTACATTCTTTGGTACTTAATCCTGTAATTCCACCAGACAGGAATATTTTAAATTTACTATTCATTTATTTTTCCTTTTCAAATTCTATTGGACAATTTAGAGAATCATCACCTAAAATACAATGTATTGTAAAATCTCTTTCAATCCATCCATCCCCATCATCAAAATCAAAATATTCTGTATAACTAAAAGGACAGTCAGGGCAATATCCTTTTTCGAAATCATCTGGGACTTCTGTACAAATTTTAATCTTCCTCATCTATTTCCTCTACACTTGTAATATCTATTGAATCAATATAAAATTCATCAAAATTGAATTTAGCTTCTTCTTCAGTTTCTGCTTCAATTTCTCCACTAAAATATCCTTCTACTATATAAGTCTTCATTTTTTCCTCCATATAATTAAATATAATCAAAAAAATTAATTCCAGTATTATGAGAGATACTATTAATATAAGTATTTATACCCTTTTGTTCTTCTGGAGTAGTATCTCTCATTTCATTTAAGAAAGATAAGTCTAAGTTATCATCATGTACTATAAAACCATCTTCGATTGGTATTATAGTAATTCCTTCACTTATCTTTTCATTAGCTTCAGCTACTTCTTGCATACGTTCCTTTGTAGGCATAAATAATTCACGGTATAATCTCTTAGAGTCTTCACCATGTAAATGTAGTGTTCCTATTCTTTCCATTATTGATATACCTCAATTTCATTATCATTTTCGTCATATTCAGTTACGTATTCAATATATGCTTCATTAATACCAGATACACTATCATCAAAAATATCCATAGCTTTATCATAAGAATTGGCCTTAATATTTACAATAAAAGTTCCTTCCAATTTATAAGTATTCATTCTTCTTCCTCCTCATCATCTACTGAACAATTTTCTCTAATACTATAAATTTGTCCAGTACCATTTGGGGATATTCTTAAATCTAAAGCATTTACAGCGGGTTTAGGAGCATGACCCATACGGAATGACCATAATGCACAAGTTTTAACGGTACATTCTTTTATTTCACTTGTCTGACCTAATGTACACTGTAAACATTTAGCTCTAATTGCTTTCATAGCAGTTAGTTTTTTAAAGTCTTTCATTCATCTATCCTTTCAAGAGATTTAATATAATTGTTTATTACAAATACCCAAAAATAACAAAAACTTTTAAATTTATTTGTTTGTTTAATTTCTGTATCGTATATATATTTACTTACAATATAACAATCTTTAAAGAAGGAATTTTCCGTTATCATTAAAAAAGGATTATTTGTTATCATTAATTTTTTATATGACATTGATATATATCTACAATATATAACAGGACTAGACGGATTAAATAATTGTAATGTCTCAGCGTCATATGCAGGAATCCAATATTTTAAATATACGTCACCTTCTTCTTTATAGAAAGTAGGCTGTATTATTTTTGCAACTAATGTGCAAGTCATAAACATAGAATAACGATACATATTCTTTTTTATTAATTCTTTTTTTGCCTTTTTCATTACACTACAATATTATGTTTCTTAAATTCAGAGTTAATAGTATATTTATGAATCTTTTTACTACCACCTTTATTAATTGGAAGGCTAATAGAATCATTATCTTTTTTATAAATAACATGACTGCCAGTTGTTCTATCTACAACATAGCCATTCTGTTTCATTATTTTTTTAATTTCATTAATATTAAAAGATTTTTTCATATATACCTCATATATAATTTATACAGGTTTCCAAGATTCAATATCAATTATTTTAGCTCCATAAAAACGATGAAGACCATCATGGATATAAAACCGTTTAATGATATGACCATTTTTTAATTTTAGCCAATAATAACCATCTTTGGTTGGAGGAGTAGAAATAGGTGTCCATTCATTCTTCATCTAATTCTTTCTCCTTAATTTTATTAAGTTTTTCCTTTTTTTGATTAATAAGATGTCCATGAGGTCTAGCTTCATATTTATCACAATGCTGACAGTAACCCTTATATGAAGCTTCACGATTCTTAGTACAAGGGTCACTGGCAGATACATAATACTTACAAGGTACTTCTCTAAATTTAGACATAATGTTTTCTCCTTTTATAAATGTTTACTTCTGCGTAATGTTTATAATTTAATTTATGTAAAATATAAATTAATGAAAACATACTAGTTACTATATAAACAGTATAGATAAAAAAATTATATTTGTCAAGTCTTTTATTCATTATTTCCTCCGAATATTTCTTTATATGTATCTGGATAATTAATTCTATAATGATGGATAAGAATATTCCATTTTTCTAAATAAGAGAAGAGCATACCTCTGGTCACAAAAATCATTAATAAATTATTTAAATTGCTTAAATTCATTTTTTGAATTCTTTTTTTAAATTCTGTATTAAGCATAAGTCTAATTTCATTATGAGTAGCATTATATTCTTTAATTCTATAATTTTTAGTTTTATACATAATTATATTCTCCTTAAATTTCATATTTAATAGTAATGTCATCTAATACTTCTTCATTTTCAATACTGGGATTTTCTTCCCATAAAATAGAAGCAATATCTTCCATTAAACAGTTACCATCACACTCTGCGTCATCATAATTTATTGTTTCTGATAAAAGATTTAATACATAGTAAGATTGTAATTGTTTATTTAATAAATTAAAACAGGCTTTCAGTAAATATGTTTTACGTTCTTCAATCATTGAATTAGTCATTTATTTTTTCCTCCGTTTAATGTATCAAATATAGAATAAAATTCATATAATCCATATAAACTTTCAAAATAATATCCACCACTTGCTAATTGTCTTAAATATATATACTCTGCGTCAGAAGAAGGAGAGTATATAAAACACTCTTCATATTTATATAATATTATATAACAGGAATATTTAATTTCTTCTTGTTTTTCTTCAGTAATTTTCTCCCATAATGATTTAGATATATATAAAAACTTAGGATGTATTTTATCAATTAATGGTGTAATAGCAATCATTGTTTTTTGTTTCCTTTCTATTATTATTGCTCCTTGGATAAAAAATCTTTAAATAATTTTACTACTTTTGGGGAAGAAAGATAATCTATAATTTTAAAAAATAATAAAAATATAGTAATTATAATTCCCATAAAAAAGAATGGAATATACGCAATAGGCATAAGTCCAACTAATATTGGAATTGTTTTTTCTCTTGCATCAAATAATCTATAAAACCAATCCCAAACGTCTATATTAAAGTAAGATGATAAAAGTTTTAAAACAAATAAAAATATAAAATCTATAAATAGACCAATTAATATATATATTGCTATGTATTTCATTAAAAGTATCCCCCTCTTATAATTCTTCTTTATTCTTCCTTACTAGTTTTATTTAAATGTTCTTGGAGATTTTTGAAAAAAATCTGTTCTTCATCTGTAAGAAGAAGATATTCATCTAAAATTAAATAATAACAATATTCAATTATAAGTAAGGAATCATGGAAACCTTCAGCTTTACCAGAACTTTTAAATGCTTTATTTATTAATTTCCTTAAATCTTCGTTCATTTCTTCCGCATTTGATATTTTCTGGAGTCTGTTTTCATTACTTTCTAATTCTTTATTAACACAGCTTTTAATATTATTTGTACATATTTCATAAAATAAATCTAACGCATCTCTAACTAACATAATTTTTACCTCCTAATTTTTTAATTGTAATGATATAATTATTAGTTTCGATTATAGTATAGCATATATTTTTTTATAAGTCAATATTTAATTTATATATATTAACTCCATTGGTTTGCCATAGCAAGAGCTATATTATAATAGTTTTAATTTCCTCTGAATCTCATCTATAATATTTACCATTTTCATAACCTTCATTACGGAATACAATATATACACGTTGAGATTCTTCACAAGCTACTAAGATTAATTTTTTCTTAGTTTTATATTTTTTAGGTTTGAATGATTGATTATTATTCATTTTATTTAATTTAAACTCCTTATTTTGTCTTATTTTATTTATAAAGGGAAGATATTACGACTATTCTAGTATAAATAAATTATATTAAAATGTCAATAGTCAGAAAGAAATAGAACAGATGGTTGTTTAAATTAAACGATAAAATAAACGATTCATAAAAAATTGCCGAGGGAGTGAATAAGAGAGGAACAAAAAAGCGAATAAAAGGAATTTATTTAAGATTTTAAAGAATATTTTTTTAAAGAGAAAGATTAAGAGACAAAAAGATGAGATAAGTGAAATAAGATAGATAAAATAAGATATTTATAAGGCATTTTTAAGACGGGATGTGTGAGTGTAACGCCTTCCCTGGTTGATTTGGCTTAAATAAGCCAAAAAGTTAAAACTACCCCCCATCAAAAATCCTCAAAAAAACTATAATTTTCGTGATTATTTTAATTTTGATACTTGCATAAATTAAAAGAATTATTCTATAATATAGACAAGCAAGAGAGAGGAACAAGCTACACGGCCAACGGACATGTACATATACCCAATTACCGTTGGTTCTACGGGAGTAAATGTGTTGTTTTGCTTTCTTGCTAGGAGTGCCACGCACCCGACTCCATTATATCGGTTGGCGAAAGCTGACTGGTCGGCTAACGCTGATGGGGATACTTTGGAAATTGAATATTGGTAACCTTTTGGTGAACAATAAGGGGCTTTCCATGACAGGAAGCAACCTTGGAGTCTTGCTCAAAGAGCGCTTATGCCGTGTTGTAGGTCGGTCAGAACGATGGGCACGGTAGGTACTGTAAACAGGGCCAGCACTAAGGACTAAGGGTGTACGCTTGAATTTCAGTTGTGCACTCGACAGAACGTGTAACGCAAACTAGGGCCAAATCTCATCTCAGTGGGGACGGACTGTGTAGTCAGTTGGGACAAAAAGGGCATGAAAAGAAGGATAAACATAGCCAAAAGTTAAGTCTAGGTAAGCGGTAAAACTAGCCTACGTGGTTCGGGTCACGACTTGCGACAGGTCGTGGCTGACAGGTTCAATTCCTGTCATGGGCTTTCAGCACTTAGGTGCTAGACTTTTAAACTTGTTTCAAGCCCAAAAGGGCAGAAAGGATGGACACTATGGCAACTCAGAGAGTAAATTTTGCAAGCATTAACGATGACGCACTCACTATCATTTCCGACTACATGGTCGCAAGACACGACGCTATCGCTATCGATAGCAAGTACGGCCCTGTCATCAAGGCCCTCCAGACCGACATCGACGGTCTGACTGATGGCCGTGAAAAGTGGCTCAAAGAAAATGTCAAGGGTCAGCTGACTGATGCACAGGTCAAGTACGTGGCTGAAAACTTCAACGCTCCCATTGCGACAAAAACTGCACAGCTCAAGGTACAGCGTGACGCAAAGCGTGCGGACTTAAAGCCCGTGAACGCACGGCTTGCAAAAGGTCGCAAGATTGTAAAGGACGCAAGCGGTCTTCACGACAGCTATATTGTTGCCCAGGTAAAGGGTACACCCGGTTCAACGGGTGCTGTCAAGTACCTTGCCGTGGAGAAGGACAAGAACGGCAATGCTGTAACCACGGTCAAAACGGTCTCTTGCGACAAGTCCTTTGTCGCCCATGTCAAGGCGTTTCTCGAAAACGACCTCGGCATGGATGTAAAGGGTGACAAGGCTGTACAGAAGTTTGCCAACATGCTGACTATGAGAGTCGGCGGGGATGTCAAGGCCCGCCGTTCTGACACAGCAAATCTGACCACCTTTAAGAGCAAGGCCGTGCTTTCTGAAATGATGCTCCTTGTTTTCATACAGGTTGCTTTCGTGGAAAACAGGGCTTTCGTCCAGAAGGAAGACGGTTCTATCGTCAGAAAGGCTTTCTAAGCCTTTCTGACCCCCTAGCTCCGCACGGTTGCGTAAAACGGGTTCAACTCCCGTTGGAGTTTTCGGCACGCAAGTGCTAGATGCTAGATTAAGTTTCAAGCCCCCAAAGTGGGGCAGAAAGGATGGACACTATGAGACATGAACACGACAGACAGACTCAGAAGGCCGTTTTAAGGGACGCTACAGCGTTCTACAACACCGTGACCGCCCCCGCCGAAAGGGCTGAAAAGGCCAAAAGGGCAGAACAGGAAGCGGAAGCCCTCCGCATCCGCAACATGAGTGAAGCGGAGAAAGCCGAAAAGGCTGAAAAGGTCATGGTCTTTCTGGCTTGTGACGCAATCGGTCACGGGGCCAAACTTGTGACTGACCGTGGCACTTTTGTGACCATGGAAGATTGGAGCATGGATGAATATCCTTGCTCTAAAAACGTGGTCAACACCACCACTGGGCGCATTGTGTACACGTTCTGGAACCGTGAACAGGGCGGATTCCCTCCCCGTCCACTGGAGGAAGTGGTTGCGGATTTAGTCAAAATTATCTGACCAAATCTGTTCCCTCCCACTCAAACTGAAAGGTTTGACAATAGCCCACGACTAAAAGTAGTCGTGGGTCTTTGTGAAACTTTTTAAGGTGCTAGGCTGTAGCCGTGTAGGTTCGGTCTAGCACTTTGTCTTATCCACTTGAAAGGAGTAACTATGATTACTATCCGCACTGAAAGTGACATTGCCAACTTTTTCACCTCCGAAAATTTCGACTCTGAGATTTTCGGGGACGAAAACACCAACATGCGGGCTGACATGCTCGCACTTCTCAAGGACGCAAAAAAGTATGGTTGCGTCTTTGAAGGGGACATCCCTACATGGTGGGGGACTACCCTCCACGTAGTGGCAAACCCTTATTTCAAAAAGCACGAATGGTGCTTTTAAGGAGGTACATCATGAAACAGCCCCAGTCTACCAAAGACAGTGCCGACATTCGCACACTGAAACTGGCATTGAATATCTATGCCGAAAAACACGTTTCAGTGTTTCAGTCCATGGATGACCAGATTCACCACAGAGACCCCATCCATTTTTTGGATGGTAACTCTGTCAATGTCAAAGTCCGCAAGAACGGCAACCGTATTGGTTACGTTACTTGCTCTGTCAGAGATGGCCTGTTTACAGTTGACAGCAACTGGGACATTGAACAGGCTCATGGTCTGACAGCCGCATACCGCATGGTTTTACGGCATATTGTAGCCGTTTACAATGAGAAACCCCGTCACACTCGCAACGGTTGGGGCAACCGTAGGTACGCCCCCGAATTCAACATCTAAAGATTCAAAGACCCAAATAGGGCAGAAAGGATTATACCATGAAGACATTCGTAGAACTCAGACAGGAACTGGACAACCGCCAGACACTTTGCATCGGCGATATTTTCACTGACGCAAAGACTCGACACATCCACGTTATGTTCGCAGAAAAGCCTTGCGAACAGATGAGACAGTCCCTCAAGTCCCATGGCTTTGGTTGGTACCCGAAACAGGGTACATGGAGCAAAAAGTGGAGTGCAGAAGATGAAAAGTTCGCAAGAACTTTCGTTCATCGGTGCAATGGCAATGTTGTCAATGTTGCCAACAAGACTACCATCATCGATTTCCCTAAGAAGTCTGATGCTCCCAAGATGCCTAGGGTCAAGGCCGTGGCAGATACCGTTAAGGTCTCTGACAAGGCAGTTAAAAAGCAGGTCAAGGCCGTCAAGGCTGTTAAGACCAACCCCAAAAAGGCAAACGCCATCACAGAACGGGATGGCATCAAGGTTGGGGACATCTTCTATGATGTTCATGGATACAATATGACTTGGTATAACTTCTACAAAGTCATTGGTTTCAAGGGACAGAAGACTGTTGTTTTCGCCCAGATTGAAAAGAAACAAATTGATGGCTGTATGGGGATGTATGGGTCTGTCATTCCTGTAGACCAGTATTTCTATCACGACTACCGCAACACAGGAATCGTGGAAAAGATTGTCAAAGAGGGTGGAAAGACCCCTGTATTTAAGGGCGGCAACCTGTACAGACATATCGCAGGAAAAAGCTATTATGAGAACCATCTTGACTGATGGAAGTGTCCAAAACTGAAATAAAATAAAACGGTTGTCCTAACGACCAAAAACGGGGGAAAGGAGATAAAATGGCAAGAGAATTCAACATCATGGGACTGGATGTAGTACTTACAGATAACAGAGTTCTGTCTCCTAACGAACTCTGGAGCATCAGAGCAATCGCAGAAACTTTCAACCATCCCTCTAACGAGGTTCTGATGGCAGAGAAGCTGAACGCAAATGCCCTTGCAGAAAAAAACCTCAAAGATTGCCCTCTGACAGTAGAGGAACAGGCAGAAATGTTTGTTCCCGAATTCCCTGTCAAGAACAGAGACAAGAGAGCCAAGTCTCGTAACGGAAAGGCTCTTGAGGGACGCAAGCATAAGGGATGTGCAAATTCCAATTATGGTTGGAAGAAGTACAACAACTTCTGCAAGGAACATGACAGAAAGGTCTCCAAGAGAAATTTCAAAGAACACTGGCAGGAAGAACTTCCCGAATATTGGGATGCTTGTGACCAGTGGTATGACGAAGAAGAACTCCCCGAACATGAATATGATTGGGACTATGTTGAAGAAAAGAAATTCGAAATCGCTCGTGAATGTAGCTATAACAAAGGCTATAATTTAGGCTACCATGAAGGTTTCGAAGCAGGTCAGAAGTACATTCTCGACCTACTAAAACAAGTTGGCGTTAACGTCAACCTTGAGACTCTGATTGAACAGAATCTCAAATGGTAAAAATTAGTTAAATAGTCCTATGTTAACACTAACATAGGACTTTAAACAACGGAATCCGACCAAAGAGAGAACCGTTTTAGGTCTCCAAGAGTCGCAAAGTAAAAACAAATCCCTTTGATACCGTTGCAAAGGGAAAGAGGAGGTAAAGTAATGTAAAAAAAATAAAATTAAGGTAAGATACAGTCCTTAATTTGCTTAGAATATAACAAAGAAAAGAAAGAAAGGAGCAAGTTAAGCAAATTAAGGACACCTATGTTACTTTAATTAAATTTAATTGTAAAGGAGACAAGAATGAGAAAAGTAAAAAGAATTATTAACCATTTCATTTCCCAGATTGACTGGGAACATGAGATTGAAGAATTGAAGGCCACTATTGCGGGTGGGGTTGTCCTTCTTTTCGTGATGTACGTATTACTTTATTGTTAAACAATACAGAAGGGAGATAGAAATGTATTCAGTCAACACTTTAAAAGACGGGTTCCACTTCCTCATAGTGGATACCTATCCAAAGGCAATCAAAATTGCCAAAAAATACGGCACTACCGAAAAGGCAATCAAAAAATACAGGACAAGAGTAAACAGAATAAATCCTTGCCCTGTATGCGGTGAAGATACAGGAGTCGGCACAGAATGTATGGGACACTGTGCCATTGAGTGCGATAACTGTGGAGCAATTACCGACTGGGCATGTTGGTATTATGAAAACTCCGCAGAAGAGACATGGAACGCTGTTATCAAATGGTGGAACAATAGACAGGTTGTAAAAGGAGATAAATAAAATGAGGACATACATCTTTCGCTACTTAGGTAGCGCACAAAAGGAAACCGTTCACGCTAAAAGCAAGGGAGATGCTTATAATAAATTATACAAGCGTGGTATTCCCTTTTATGCTATAGAGTTCGTAAGGGAAGTGTAACACCATGATGGAAGAAAGGAGAAATAACAATGGAAGGATTTATTGTTCTGAATGGGGTTCAGTGTATTGCCCCCGATGACGAGTTTCCTATTCTTGATATAGTAGATGTTCGTTACATCTTCTCTAATTGGGAAGATATAAAAGATTATCTGACCAAGAAACTTCATAAAGAAGCAAAATATAAAATAAATCGTCAGTATGCAAGATATTCTTCTTATAAGACATTCATCAAAGAAGGAAGACGTTTCTTCACTGGGTGGATTCGTTACTATGGAACAGATAACACAGAACATACCGATAAGTATATGTTCGAAATTTTAGACCTGCACAATTATAAAAATTATGAAAGAGAGGTGTAACCATGAGAGAAACATATATTATTCGCAAAGAACGTTATAACGACTTTCGCAACATCATCAATCAGACTACTGACAAAGTAGAACTGATTGATTCCCAGACAGACGAACAGGGATGGAAACATCTTACTATTCTGTGTAACGGATATGAAGATTTTGACGCTCGACTCATTAAAGCGGGTGTCATTGAATAAAATAAAATAAACAGGAGGGAAAACAAATGAGACACAACACAGGACGTGACTATTCCGTAACAATCAGTGAAATGAGAATCGCTGAAAAGGCTTCAAGAGAAGTCGTTGCAAGGGCAATCATCCGTAAAGATGAAAAGATGTTCTTCTCATCTTCTAAAGCCTACTATAAGGCAAAGAAAGGTGGTGATACATCTATGACTACAGCATGAATCATGTATCATAGATAAATTACATTAAACTGAATATAGGGAAACGCTTTCTGAAATATGATGTAAGACGTATAGATAAAATAAAAATATATTATGATTAGTAATTAAAGAAAGGAATATTACAATGGAAAAGAATATGAATAATGCAGTAGTCGTTAACTTCGCAATCGAGAACAACACCATCACAGAAGAACAGCTTAGAGAACTGGCAAACCGTATGGGCTTCTCCCTGTGCAAGAAGTCAAACAAAAAGGCAAAGAAAAATCTGATTACCACTCTGAAGAAGAATGGTATCACCTATGACCCCGACATCAAGTTCCCCGCTTGCAAGACGGGATATGTGAACACGAACGTGTTCGAATATCTCATGGAACAGAAGGGAGATGGACACAGCATGAGAGTATATAACACAATCCGGGTTCTAAATCATGCAGAGATGCACAAGGAAGGTCGTGGACTGAAAATGTCCATTGTTCAGACTGTGTATGACCTTTGCAAAGAAGGACAGATGACCCCGAAGCAGATTGAAACAGTCGCAAGTGAAATCAAGATTGCAACTGCTGATGTAAGAGGTCTGGTCAACTACTATCACCAGTTCGTAGCTGACAGGATGAAAGAAAATACTCCTAAAATCAAAGTCACAAAGAGGGTTGGTTGATATAACTAAACTAAATTAAATAGTGATTTGTTCATGCCCACAACAGAAACATAGAAACAAAGTTGTGGGCATCATAGAAACCATTATTTAATTTTATTTGTCAAGAAAGGAGACAAATATGGAAATCTATTACACAATCTATCAGACAGAAAAACATGACTACTTATTCATGCCTTTCAACTACGCATCAAAGCATGGTTTAGACCTGCTTGACTATGAGCAGGTCGCAAACAGTGTGATTGAAATGACTCCCGAAAAAGGAGAAGCATTAACCACAAGTATTGATGAGATACTTGATTCCCTTTTCAGAACATACAATCTCCATGTTCCCAAGTGGTATAAAGGCAGATTACTTTCCATGAGTGACGTAGTTGTTCTTACAGTCAAAGCAGGAGATGTTTGCCTTGAATTAGGTAAATATTATTGTGACACAATAGGTTGGAAGAAATTCTAAGAAAGAAGGTAGAATGACCAAAGAAGAACTTGCCAATTTAGAACTTAAAATTCTGAATTGGTACGTAAGTCACTATGGGAATGAGTATCTTAAAAAGGTACTCATTCCTAATTAGCAATGTGTTATAATATCCACATGAAAGGAGACAAAAATGAGATACGATGATAAAGAAGTGTTAAGAGAAAGATACATTTTATTGATGCTTGCCCAGTCTGGCAGATATGATATTTCTGAGAAGCATTTAAAAAATCTCAAGAAGAAAATCAGAAATATGCTCCACGAAGAGGAGGAAGACAAATATCTCAATACCGCTTATTATTGGGAAGAAGACCACTGGGTAGCAGATAAAAAGTGGTCTGCAAAAAAGGTAAACCAGTTTAGATTTGATATGGATGGAGGAGTTTTTAAATATAAACTCCCTTCTGTTATCACGACAAAGGAAAAAGCGGAAGATTATTACAACGAATTTATCCGCAAGACTTATATTGATAGAGGTTATGATTGTACTGGACAGGCTTTCAGTTGTAGACACGTAATTTTCTATAACGTAAATGAAAACAGATTCTACTGCTACGAATGTGTAGCCTATGATGTTTAAGAAAGGAGATAAAAAATGACAGTAGAATACTTTATTGACCTTACAGATACAGAATATAAATGCACCATTTATGACTCTAACCATGAAGTAGAAATGTATGTTGGATGGACAGATGATGTTCCCGAAGACTACATGGGATATGACGTTGAGTGCTTCGGTCTCAAAGCAGATGGAATTGTCATCTATATCTACATGGAAGATTAAAGAAAGGAGGTAAAATGAATTACACTTATTATAACTACAATGAAGCTGATGATATGGAAGTTGTTCTTATCAGACAGGAAGAAGCAAAAAAAGAATTAGACCACCTGTTTGATTACTATAACAAGGGACTTACATACATCAAAGAACTTGATGACAAATGTGTAGAAATCATTGATGGTCTTTACTGGGCTATCTATAAAGAAACTAATCTTTCACAGCCCGAAATCATTGACTTCATTAGTGAAATCAAGGTGGATACATATTCTCGCCTTGCAGAACTTTACAAGAAAAGAATGAGAGAAAGAAGGTGAATAATATATGATTGTAAGATAAGTATGTGTCAAATAAATTAGAATAATTAAAAAAGGAGATAAAAAACATGAAAGATAATTATAACTTTAACTTCGAAATCTACACAAACGAAGCAGGAAAAAAATACATCTGGATTGGAGGCGAAAATGGAACAGGAGCAGAATATCCTGTAAACAATTTCAAGGAAATCGGAGAAGCAATAGCCTTTTACCTTGAAAACTATTATCCCAATTTAATTAAATAAATTAAATATAATGTTGACAACTGAATATAGGTAAATTATAATAATACTATAAACAAAAACAAATTAAAATTATTATCAAGAAAGGAATTAAAATCATGATGAACAACAACACAACTCTGGCAACCGTTAACACCGCAATCGTAGCTGATAACAACAGCCACATCGTAGGCAAGGATAACAAGGGAAAAGAAGTAATTATCCCTGTCATTGAATCTATTGAACAGTATTCTTCTCTGTTCCCTACACAGTCTTGGAGCGCACTGTCTCCCAGAGATATGCTTTGGGAAGGCGTGGGCAAAGATGTATCTCATTGCCTGTCCACTGATGCCGTATTCGAACTGGCAGGTTTGAATTACGGAATCGAAAAGGTTCCCACTTACATTAAGAGAAGTGATTTTTATGGTAAGTCCCTTAATGGTTTCGACCTCATTGCAAAGGGAAGTGAACTTATTCAGATTCCTGTATATGCCATTGTCAGAGATGACAATGTTACCTATCTTGGTAACGGAACTGAAAGACTGAACCCCCTTGCCAATGAAAAGACAAGGGAACTCTGCAATGTCCTGTTCAGTTTAGGTTTCAGATTCGAAAATGCAGGAGTATTTGATGGAGGCAAGGTAACATATGTCTCCATGAAGTGGAAGGGAGATGTACTTTCTGGAGAAGCAATGGACTACTATGTAGTCATCATTAACTCTTTCGATGGTACAAAGCCTTTCGGTATCTACATCACTCCTGTACGTATCTCTTGCAAGAATACTATGAATCTGGCTATCAAACAGGCAGTTAGATTCTGGAAGATTAAGCATACTAGAACTGCTGAAATCAGACTGAACGAAGTACAGCAGTCTCTTATGGCCTTTGACCATTATATCAAGGGACTGGATACGGAAATTGACCGTATGAAACTTCTTACCCTCAATGATAAGAAGGTAATGAGTTTCTTCGAAACTCTGTTCCCTGTTGAGAACGGCATGACTCAGCGTATGATTGATAATGCCATGAAGCAGAGAGAAGAACTTGCATACAGGTATCTCAATGCTCCCGACCTTGACGGAATGGAACAGAGCGGATTCAGACTGATGTGTGCAGTTACAGATTTTGCTGACCATACTGCACCTCAGAGAACTACGCAGAACTGGAAGGCAAATCGTTTTCTCAAGAATATGTCTGGAGCAAACGAACTGATTGACGCAACTCAGCAGTTCATCGACAGTCAGTTCTAAGTAACATAAATTAAATCAAGGGATACAGAAATGTGTCCCTTGATTGTTTTAAAAAGGAGATAAATTATGAAAGAATTTTATATTTCTGATATTGAGTGGGATACAGACGGAGAAGAAATCGAAACACTTCCTACTGAAATAATTATTGAAGCAGAAGATGAAGACGAAATTGTAGATAAACTCAGTGATGAGTATGGATTCTGTATCTTTAATCTTACTATCAAAGAAAGGAATTAAAATATGAAAAGCGAAAGAAATTACACAGTAGAAATTGGATATGGAAGAACAATCGACACCAGAAATCAGAAACATAAAACAGAAGAAGATAAAAGAGCAGAATTAAAATCCTATAAAAAGGAAGCAGTAGCCATAGCTAAAGACTTCTGCTATGAATATGTCATGCCCGATGTGTATGACAGAATTAAAAATGCAACTTCCTGTTTACAGGTTGCAAATATCATGACTTATTGTAGAAAGGCAAATTAAAAAGGAGACAAGATTATGAAAATTATGAGCGAAATCAGTAGCATTGAAAACTTTAAAGCATGGAGTGGTGGAGCAGATACTCTTAACAGAGTTATCGAAGCAGGTAACTACTACGTAAATGCTCTGGATAATTTAATCTATGATTATTTTGGAAATGAACCTATTGATGAAACCACATTAAATGATTTCTTGTGGTTCGATGATGATACTATCTTTGAAGCAATTGGATTAAGCGAAGATGAAGATGAAGAGGAGGAGGAAGATGAAGACGATTATTAAAAACTAAATATTGATAGCAATAAATTAAATAACAACAAACAGAAAGGGATATTATTATGAGAAAAATCACAATGACAACTGTAACTGTAACTGAACACAAAGCCCCTAAGAAGATTAAGAACATGAATCCTATCTATATTCATGGAAGAGTAAAGAAAATGCTTGAACTCCGTGATTACTGGATTGAGCATATTGCTGATGCTCATGTGGTTCTTCAGAAGGGAAACAGTAAAACAGGTCAGAATTGTTACACAGTTTCTCTGATTCCTATTGCAGACTGTCCTAATTGCTCTGGCTGTTGGAATAAGTGCTATGACATTCTGAATGTTTGCTTTCAGCCCGATGTTCAGAATGACAGAGCAAGAAACTCTGCTATTCACAAAGCAGATAGAACAAGATTCTGGGCAGAAATTGAACTTCAGATTCGTGCGCTGTTCGTAACAGAACTTAGAATCAATGTAGGAGGTGATTTAGATGATAAAGATTTCTACTATGTAAAACAGCTTGGAGAAAGAAATCCTAAATGTGATATTCTTTTCTTCACAAAGAACTACAAGGGAATCAATTCTTTCCTTGATAAGAATGAATTTCCTACAAATGTAAAGGCTCTTATGAGTGCATGGCCTGAAATGGAAATGCAGAATCCTCATAATCTGCCTTGTAGTCATGTACTGTTTGTAGATGGAACTACGACAGCTCCCGACTTTGGAGCAATCTTCTGTAATGGAAATTGTTCTGAATGTCACTTTAATGAAGCAGGTTGTTGGACGCTCAAGAAAGGCGAACACGTAATTTTTCCTGCACATTAAATAAATTAAACTAATATCAAAAGGGTACCTTTTTAAACACCTATATAAGTAACATACTATATATAGACAATTAAGAAGGTACCCTTTTTAGAAAAAAAACAATAAGAATTAAAAAAAAGGAGATAAAACATGATAGTGAATTTTGATGGTTGGACAACAGAACATATTATTGATTGGAAAGAAAAATTTGAAGAAGAATACAATGATGATGGGCAGTTAATTCTTGTATCAAAGGAAACATTCGCAAATGAGAAGGACGAAGATTTACCCGCATTTGAATATAAATATGTAATTAGATGTTGGGACTTACCTAGATTTGGGAGTGAAGACAACAGTATTTCAGTAGAATTATTTATGACTCCTCTTCCTAAATACTATAATAAGGAAACATTAAATAGATTATTAAGCTATTCTGGTTATACATCAATAGATGACCTTTGGTTTGAAGATTATCTTGATGGATGTGCGGTAAGAATTGCTGATGAATATATCAACTATGACGAAAATAACGAAGAAGGATTTTATAACGTATTAGATAATGAAGAAGTCGTAAATACTCTTAACGCAATTGCTTCTGTTCTTGATGCTGTAGATAGATTTAAAGCATTTAAACTTGATGCTTCATGGAATTATATTGGTACGACTGGATGGGATACATTAAGAGAAATCCTTTTAGGAGAAGACCAGATTATGGCAACTATTAACAGATATGAAAAGGAGATAAAATAATGACTAACTACAACGAAGAAACAAAAAACTTTTTAAAAAAAGTAGGGGCTACAGTACAAATCACTTTTGTAAAAAAAGACAAAAGTCCTACACATTGGAATGACAAAGACTTTAGAAATATCTATAAAGTGGTTATTAGAAGAAAAGGGAAACAGTATACCTATACATTCTATGATAGCGTATTTCACACTACCAGAAATATTAAACCAAATGAATATGAAGTTCTGTCTTGTCTTACTAAGTATGATGTAGGCTCTTTCGAAGAGTTTTGTACAGAATACGGATATGAAATTTATAATGATTATGGCAGAATAAACTTAACTTCTAAAAAAATATATAATGCTGTAGTGAGAGAATATGAAAATGTTGAAAGAATTTTTGGAGATGTGTTAGAAGAATTTGCAGAAATTTGTTGCTAATATATAAAGATAAAATAAATTAAAAACAAAGAAAGGAAGTATTTATTATGACAAACACGAATGTAAACACAATTTGGAACGGTGAATGGTTCATTGATAACAAATTCAGAAACAGTATTAAAGAAGATATGATTGAAGATGGTAGACCCGAAGAAGAAATTAGGGATATTGATATTGATATTTTTATTAGTGAATATCTTGATGATGAAAGGGCTAACCTTGATGTAAGAGTAGATGGAGTTATTATTGCTTATGCAGACCTTGGCCTTTGGGATGGTAGACATAAAGGAATTAAAATCTTTAGAGATAACGTCTCTACAATTTTATTTTCCAGTGATTCTGATTATCCTCATTGGTATACAGACAGATATAATGTAAGAGCAACAATGCCTCATCATGACGGAACAAATTATGTTCTGTACAGAGTAGCAAAAGACAGAGAAACAGCAGAAAGAATCATGGATAACATCTTATATAAGGGTAAAGGAGAAGAATACTTCAAGAGAAATACAAAATCTCTTAGACCTTATGTAGCTGAAGTGTATGGATGGTAATAAGAAAGGAAGTATTTATTATGAAAAATCTTACAATAAAGGATACTAAAATTGTTTTAACAGATGTAGGGGAAGAAAAAGTTCTTCACTATCTTGCCGAATTAAAGGCAAAAAGAAAAGAAATTCTTGATGCAAGAAAGGATACTGCAAATGAAACCGAACTCCCTACTATTGAGGATATTTTATTAGATATATACAATTTTGAAGAATATAATGAATACTACAATGACTGGGGAGTAACAGATAATTACGATAGTGATTATCCTCTTCACTTAGAGGAATGTATTGATTATTGGCTCTTTGATATTATGCCAATATATACATTATAAAAAGAAAGGAATTAAAAATATGGCAACCATGACTATTAATGAAATGATTTACAAGACCCTTACAACAAAAATGACAAAAGAACCTAAATACAGAAAAGAATTAGAAGCATTAGGTTTAGAAATTGTCAAAAATGATTGGAGTAGTTATTATAATTATTGGTTAGTTCGTAATCCTGTTACAGGAAGAGAACTTATTATTAATAGGGATTATGGAAATGAAAAAAATATTTTTAATCCTTATAGAGGTATTGCAAAAGACAGTCATCATATTAAGAAAATTGACTTCCTTGGTTATTTAAATTGTAACAGACCTCCTTATAATGAAAGATTCCCAAAAAGAAGTAAATATAAGGAATGGAGAGAAGAACTGGTACAAGGTAAACGTTGGATTCCTTATCATGAAAAAGAAATACAAAAATTACAGAAAAAGAAAGAAGATATTGATAACGAAATTCAATACAATGAAAGAAACATCCTTCAGTATCAGACAAAAATTAACAAGATTAGAGAAAATATAAATGAATTAAAATTAAGAAAGGAAGTATAAATTATGACAACAAGAACAGGTTACAAATTATTCAGACAGGACAAAAACGGAAACCTTCATCCTCTGTATGTTCTTTCTAAGGATATTATTCCTGTAGGGGAATGGACATTAGCCAAAGACAATCCCCCTATGACAAATAAGGGAAAAGTTAAAGGAAAAATGGAACTGCATTATAGGCCTGGCTTCCATATTGCAGGACTTAGACCTTATGCTCCACAGATTACTAAGGTAGACGGATGTGTCTGGTGCAAAGTGGAATACTGTGCTGACATTGATTACAATGAAGAAGCCCAGAGAAATGGAACTAATAAAGATGGAAAAATTATTCCAATTAAATCTGAACTTGACAGACTTCCTTACATGGGATATTATTATTTTAAGACTTCTTGGAAACAGGAAGAGCCTTGGATTATCTGTGACAGAATCAAGGTTACAGAAATCCTTACTTGGGAGGAAGTAGACAGATTAAATAAAGAATTTCTTGAAAGGAAGGTAAGTTAATAATGGAAGAAAAATATCTTATGCCCGATGAATACGACATTTATCTTGAAGGACTTAGAAGGTCTGGAGTAACTAACATGTTTGGAGCTTCACGCTATTTGGAATATGAATTCAATCTTGACAAGGCAGATGCAAGAGAAATTCTTGTTTCATGGATGAAGAATTATGAACATATTGATTATTCCATGTGTACAGAAGACCAGTTTGATTATGATTACTGGATTTTTGAATAAAGAAAGGAGATAAAAATATGAAAAGACTTTATACAGAAACAGATATTGACAATGAAACATGGACATATTATGTAGATATTGAAAACCTTGAAAAAGAGATTGATAATCTCAAGGAAAAAGAAATAGGAATTATCACTATTCTCGCATATATCTATGACTTATATGAAGATTATTTAATTCCAGAATCTATTGAATGTCATTTATATGAATATACTGACCCCGAAGATATTTATAGTGACATTCATGGTGAATGGATAAGAATAGAAGGTGAAAATCCTTTAAAGAAATATTTTTAAAATAATTAAATTAAATACTTGACAACTGAATATAGTAATGATAAAATGACACAGTAAACAAAAACAAATTAAAACAAGAAAGGGAAAAATAAATGGAAAACATTATGAACACAAACGAAGCAACTGTAAACGTAGCAACTGAAAACACAGAAGTAAACACAAACACAGAAAAGGAGATGGATACTATGACAGAAGCAACCATGAATACTGAAACTACTGCAACTGAACTGACTGATGAGCAGGTACTGGACATTATTAAGGAAGAAAGAAACTTCGACTTTGATAATCTTGAGCGTTATGATAAGCGTTCTCTTCCTTGGTCTGTAAAGCAGATGGTTTCCTCCATGGTTAAGGGAACTGCAAGATTTGATAATACTGTTCAGAGAACACTGGTATGGAATAATGAAAAGAAGTCCAGACTTATTCATACTGCTATTCTGAATCTTCCTTGCCCTCCGTTGTACGCAAATGTTTATACTAATCCCGAAACAGGGAAAAAGGTATATGATTTCCTTGATGGCAAACAGAGAAGTCATGCATTTAAGGAGTTCCTTAATGATGAGTTCGAACTGGTTGATGTTCCTGTGCTGATGTTTACTGACGGAAAGGAATTTGATATTAACGGATACAAATTCTCTGAACTTCCCGAAGAGATGCAGGACATGATTAAGAATTATAGTCTTAACATCTCCACAATGGAAGACCTTAACGAAGATGAGGTAACTGATTTGTTCTACATTCTCAATAATGGTGTAGCACTTACTAAGATTGAGGTAAGTAGAGTTAAGGCAAAGGCTCTTGACGCTATTAGAGAAGTAGCTTCTCATCCTTTGTTTAATGCTATTCTTACAGATAAGGCAAGAGCAAAATATACTAATGAAGATATTGTCATTAAGGCATTTGCTCTTCTTTTCCATGAAACAGGGAACTCTCTTGAAAATAAGGATATTCGTCCTTATCTGGAAAAAATGGAACTGGATGAAGAAGATATTAAGGGAATGAATAACCTTCTTACCATTGTACAGGATATGTACAACATGGAAATGAATAAGAAGAACAATCCTATGGCTAAAAAGGTAGCAAAGAGAATCACCACAAGAACACATCTGATTTCTCTGATTCCTTTCATTCGTAGAGGATATAAGGAAGATAGAACTGTAGAAGACATGGTGGCTTGGGTAGAAAGTTTCTTTGGTACAACAACCAGAAATACTACTGTAAGTGAAAGCTATAATCTTGCTTGCAAGTCCGCTTCCAATAGTAGAGATGCTGTCTGTGACAGAGATGATGCTTTGAATGAAAGCTACAATAATTTCTTTGGAATTGAAGAAGAAAGTATTGACGAAATGGAAGAGTTTTGATATAATACATACATAAATTAAATAAAAGGGAATTAGTTTTAAACTGATTCCCTTTTATGATAGAAAAATATTAAATAAAATAAGAACAAAGAAAGGAAAAAAATGAAAGAAGAAATTAGAACAGAAGAAATCGTTACTGTAAAAAGTACAAAAGTTTATATCTCTAATGATGGATTAGAATTTGATAATTCTTTTGATTGTAGATTGCACGAAGAAAGAATGTTCAGAAAAGAAGTTGAAAAGGCATATTTTACACTTCGTCTTATAACTCTTACTCAGTGTGATTTACTGGAAGGTGGATGTGACGAAATTGGCTATGATTTCATTCATGTTAGAGATGAAAAAGATGTCAATACTATTAATAATATGCTTGAACTTAACGAAGATGAATATAATAATCATTTCAGATATGATTGTTCTGTAGTAGGGAAAAATATTTGCTTATCATTTAATTATGGACACAAATTATTCCATGAAGTTGACACTCTTAAAGAACTGAGAACGAATATTATGAACAAGTTAAATAAAGTAGAAGCAACGATTACAACATATACATTTTAATTAAAAGGAGGAACTTAAATGAGAACTGAAACAAGAACAAGAGAAGAGAAATATAATGTTTATGTTGCCAATGATGGAACAGAATTTGACAATGTTGCAGAGTGTGAACTTTATGAGGCTCGTGAAATTTTTAAAGAATATGATAATCTCCCTTGTGTTACTTTTAGTCTTAGTGACATTTATGAAGATGGAGGAGATTTTACATACTATAAGATTTTCTTTGTAAGAAATGCAAGGGATATGGATATTATTAATGCTTATCTTCGTAAAGAAAGTACATATACTGATTATCTTACAGAAGAACATATTGGACAGTCTGTCTTTATTTGTGAAAGTGATTCTAATGTATGCCTTGCTGATGGATATACTATTGAAGCTATGAAAGACGAAATTGTTTCTAGTTTAGATAATTATATCTATAAGGTTAAAGCAATGGAAAAGAAGTATTTAAATTAAAGAAAGGAAGGATACAAATGAAATATAATTTTCCGAATTATAAATTGAAAATGGAATTTACAGTAGGCACATGGGGAGAACTTGATTGGGAATTAGGTGAATCTGCTTGTGTTGATAGATATTTTTACGCTTTACCAGATGGTACAGAATATGCAATTTATAAATTTGTAGAACGTACTAGAACTGGCAAGAAAAAATGTAGATGGGAATTATGGCGAGATGGAGAATTTTGTAATAATTATTTCAGAAGTTTTAATGAACCGCTTGAAAGAATTGAAGGCTATATTGCTTTTTGGGGATTTCCAAAAAGAAGAGAAAATTATAGAGTATATCCATTTATTTAAATTAAAGAAAGGAAACAAAACATGAAGAATTTACAGAAGATTTTCAATGAATGTCTCAAAGAATGTAATGCACTTGGTATCCAGTACGGAACTATTGTAGAAGTTAGTGTTAATACAAGAGCAAAGAAAAGATGGGGACAGACCTGTAGAAGAAGTGATGGTTTTCATATTAATATTTCTTCCATCCTTTTAAGAGATGATGTATCCGATAAAGCTACAAAGGATACAGTAATGCATGAAATTCTTCATACAGTAGATGGATGTTTTAACCATAAAGCTAAATGGCAAGCTATGGCTGATAAAGTCAATAAGGCTTATGGTTATAATGTCAAAAGAGGGACTTCTGCTGAAGAAAAGGGAATTGACTCTTCGTTAATGGAAGTAAAACATAATAAGATTTATATTATTAAATGTGAAAAGTGCGGAGTAGAAGTTATTAGACATAGGAAATCTAATTTCACAGAACATCCGAATTGGTATTTTCATGGAGGATGTAGTGGTCATTTTATGAGAGTAGAATAAAATAATAAAATATAATAATAAAGAAAGGAATTAAAACTATGAAAAAGAATTATGTAATTGATGAACAGGGAAACAAAAGACCTACACAGGAAATGGTAAATGCTTATATTGATGACTGGAACGAAGATGCAAAACGTGGATATGCTATTTTCGATTTTGATTGTACAGGAATGTTAGAAATTGAAATGATTAATGAAATGGAAATCTTTGATGGAGACGAAGAAGCTGTTGAACAGGCAATTAAAGATGGAATTAAGATTATTCCTATTGAAGAACTTCCCGATAATTTTGATAGGTCTTATCTTGGATGGATTGATACTCCAGAAAACAGAAAAGCTATTGAAGATTACTGTTCGGATGAAGGAAATTATTATGTAAACGGGCATAGTTGAATAGAAGGAGATTAATTTATATGAAAAATAAGAAAAAGAAGTTTGAAGTGCATACCTGCATTTGCCCTAATTGTAATAAGTCAATGTATGTACCTAGAACCGTAGGAAATTTCAGAGCAAAAGGACATCAGAAAAAAATCTGGTGTCCTTTTTGTAAAAAGGAGATTAATTTTACAGAAGTATTTGGATGGGAAGAAGGGAGTGTGAGAACCATGAGTGGAGATTTATGGTAATATAAATAAATTATAGAATTGACAATTGAATAATGATATGATACAATAAATGCAAGAAAACTAAAAAGGAGATTTTAATAATGAACAAAACAAGAAGAAATGAAATCAGAAGAATTGAAACATCTTTTATTACAATCACTACTGTAGATGAAGCATATAATATTAGAAGTGATATTGAAGATGTGCTGTATGATGAACAGGATGCTTTTGATAGTCTTTCTGAAGGACTCCAGTGTACTGCCAGAGGTGAAGCAATGGAAGAAGCTATTGATTCATTACAGGAAGCTATTGATTCCATTGATAAGATTATTGATATTTTAGAAAATAATAAAACAGAAATAGAAATTCGTGTTAAAGTAAAAGTTAGATTTAGAAAAAAGAAAATTTCTAAAGAAGAGGCAATTAATATGTATATTAAAGATACAAAAGATTATTTAATGGATGCAAGATTGGTGTAAGGAGGGAAATGTTTACTTTATTTATTATTATAATTATTAGTATTATGTATGTACCTTATGCTATTAAAAGAATTAAAGCTGAAAATGAGACACGTTCAACAGCCATTCAAAATAACAATAAAAGTTATTATGATAATTATGGAGTTTGTAGAGATACTGCTACTAAACAGCAATTAACTCATAAAACAATTAATGGAGATAAATGTTTAATTTATAGTAATGGAAAAATTCATACTAATCTTTCGGAAGAAAGAAAAAAAGATGCAGAGAATTTAAGAATGCGTTTAAATCAAGAAAATTACGAAAGAGCAAAACAATTAAACAAAAAAGGATTCAGATATTTACCTCGTAAAAATTCTGAAGAAGATGTTAATAAAGGTAATTATTATATGATTATGTTTGATACTGAACAGATATATAAATACGATAGATATTTCTGGTCATATAATAAAGTAACTAAAAAGTGGGATGCAATGAATATTCCAATTAATTTAACTTATAAATATATTTAAGAAAGGAATTCAAAATGACAGGAAGAGAAGAAAAAGAAGCATTAATTATAGAAAAGATTAATACAATTATTTCTAATAATGCAGATAAGACGTATCTTAGAGGATTTTTCTACTATCTTGATTCTATGTCTATTTTGTCTGTAAAGTCATATATAGAATATGTTATCAATTTTATAAATTATATTCATAAGCCTACAACAGAATTAACTGTTGATGATTATACTTCTTATATGTTTTCTATTAGAAACAAAACATCTTCTTACAGAATTGCAGTTTATTCTGCTTTAAAAAAATTCTCTAAGTATCTTGAATCTAATGGAACTAATATTAAAAATCCTATGCAGTATGTAAAACGTCCTAAAGCTGTTGAAACGCAGGAAACAAAAGCTAAAAGAGAAAAAGGATACTTAACTACAAATGAAATTAAGATTTATCTTAATAATGTAGAAAATTCCATTAGACATGGAAATAAAAAGAATAAGGTAAATCCTGCTTGGGTAGCAAGAGATTATTTCATGGTTCTTTTATTTTTGAATACTGGAATGAGGTGTTCTGCTCTTGCTCAAATTAATATCGAAGATATTGATTTAAATAAAAAGCAGGTAGTAGTTTACGAAAAGGAAGATAAAATTATTACTTATATTTTAAATGATAAATTAATTAGTGCCATGATTGATTGGTTAACATATCGAAATGCTATGTCTTTAAATACTACAGCATTATTTGTATCTAATCAAGCTAAACGAATGAGTGAAGCTAATATTTATCGTTTAATTAATAAATATGGTGATAATATTGAAGGGAAAAAGCTTTCTCCTCATAAACTCCGTGCAACTTATGGTACACAGCTTTATGATGCTACAAAGGATATTGTATTTGTTCAGAAAGCTATGAATCATAATAGTTCTCATACTACAGAATTATATATTCGTGGTAAGGGAGATGAATCTAAAAAACAGGCAGTAGATATTATGTCTAGATTGACTTTTAGTTAATCTAGATATAGAATATTAATATCAATAAAATAAATACTTGACAAATAGAAAATAATATTTTATACTTATGATAAAATGAAGGGTGGGTAAGGGTGGGTAATATATTATTATTTATATATAATATATAATAATTAAATATTAATATTATTATTAATAATAATATATATAATAAATATATATAGTTAAAGAGTACATTTTTTAAGAAAGGAATAATTTATTATGTATAAAACAGTAGAAAAAGCCATTTACAGAATCGCAAATCAAGTCAAAAAGGAAACTGGAAGTGATATTACAGATTTCCTGTTTGACGCAAGTGAAAATTATGAATATGACGATGACGGTAGAAAAGCAACTTGCCAGTGGATTATTAATGGTCTTGAAAACGAAGCAGATAATTTTATTTTTATGAATAAAGGAATTATTTAAATGAGAAATAATGAGTTAATTGCAAAAATTATTCTTGGTGTTATTTTAGCTATATTAATTGGACTTGGAATTTTTGCAGTATTAGAATCAATTAATTACCGATTTAAAGAAAAACCAATAGAAATGACAGAAGTAGAAATGGATGAGACAGAAACAAATGAAATAAAAGGAATTGAATATGTGGATTTTTCTAAACAGATAGTGGTAGATGAAAATACAGGTATCCTATATATTGGAAAAATTCATTACAGTGTTGGAAGTTATAGTCCAACTAGTTACGCTTATCTTTGTCCATATTATTCAGAAAATGGTAAATTACAAAAACTAGTAGATGGCGAAATTATTGAATTAGATAGTTAAGAAAGGAAAAATAATGAACGCAATAGATTTAATAGAATGGATACTTGTCATAGTTGGAATACTTTTCATAATTATTATGATTTTTATTATAATAGCAATGGTCGCAAGTATCGTAACATTTGAAAAAGAGGAAACCGTAGAAGAAGAGAAAAAAGAATCTTATTTAGTTCATATAACCTTTAAAGAACAGGCATTAGGCGGAAGTCATACAACAAAACTTATATATGTAAAAGCAACTTCTCCCAAAGAAGCACTTAAACGTGCTGAAGAATACTATATAGAACATTGCTCTATACCTGCTCTTAAATCTTTATATGAAAAGGGAGAAATTACAGTAACAGCAAAATGTATTGATGATTGTATTATGATTAGATAAAAAAGAGGAGGTAACGAACATGGCAAAAAGAAAAAATATTTATTTTGTAACAATGAAATTTGAAGATATTGAATATGGAAATCATACAAAGGCGTGTCTTTTAATCAAAGCAGAAAGTTTAATTGAGGCACGTTCTAATGCTCCTATTATATATCTTTATGATTATATGACTGAAAACTTTAGAGAAAAAAATAATTTGATTAGCTGTGATGTAATTGAATTTAATGATAAAGACACGCATATGGTAATTCCCAATAGTATGATTACCTAATAATTTGACATAACTAAAATATCATGATAAAATAATTATAAATAAATTACAGGAGGTATAACCATTAACTTAAATAGAAAAACGTAGATAAAAGCAAAACAAAAAAGCGAGGTAAAAAGCTATGTTAAAAACCAAAAAAGAATTAGCCGAATATCTATATAAACGGTGTGGAAAAATCATTTATAACAAAGAAGAAACTGCATTAGTTTTAGACTTAATGAAATCTAAATATAATATTCCATCTGGCATGGCAATGGATTTATTAGCAGGAAGAGTTAATTTAGAAGATACTAATGAATTTTATCTTTTTATTTTACTTGATACAACAGATGAAATTATTAAAAAGAGTAAAGTAAAAGAATATTTCACGGAAATAGAAATTGATGGGTACTCTACTTCTAAATATGAAGAAGAGAAATTTAAGTTTCCTATTGTAATTAAATGTATTCCTGTATCTGCTGACCAGTGGATTGGTGCAACAGATGTGAATTTCTTAATGACTCTTCGTAAAGCCCAATTAATTAATTATAACACTAATGCACAAAGAACAATGCAGAAGATTGTTAGAGGAGAAAAAACATTATATAAAATTGCCTTAAATAAAAGTGCTATAAGCGAAATTAGAAGCAGTCTTAATAATGAAACCTATATTCCAAATACAATTACTTTAAATATTCCAGAAGATGCTGATTATTATTACAATGAAAAGGACAACACATTAGTCATTAATAGTCTTGACCATTTTGATATTTCTGACGGATACCATAGATATATTGCCATGTGTCAAGAGAAAGATTTTAATCCTAATTTTAATTATCCAATGGAATTAAGATTAGTTACTTTCGATGAAAGCAGAGTAAAGCAATTTATTTTCCAAGAAGACCAGAAAACTAAAATGTCTAGACTGGATTCTAAATCTATGAATATGAATAGTCCTGCCAATCTTGTAACAGAAAGATTAAACAGAGACATAATGTTTAACCTTAAAGGAAAGATTCAGAGAAACGAAGGTAATATTGATTTTGGCGAATTTGCTTCTATTGTAGAATTTATTTATTTCAAATTGCCGAATCGGGATAGCGGTACTCCAGAAGTCATTAAAACCGAAAAAGAATTAAGAGATAAGTTAAATTACTTGACTGAATATAATAATGATTGGTTAACTAAAAAATTCAATTTTAAAGAATTAATGATTATACTTTATCTTATTTCTAAAGCAGAAAACGGATATGATTCTACAGCCGATTTATACAACAAGGTAAATAACATACTAGCTAAAGCTGATGAACTGGACAAGAGAGTGTTTACAATTAAAATACCTAAAAAAAGCATGTTAAATGCCATTGATAAGTTAGGTGAATAAGTTATCGACTAAGTGATTCTAATACAAAAATCAGTTAAAAAACCACTATTAAAATCACATAGAAAAGGAGATACACTATGTACAACACAGAAGTTAAAGCTAGATATATAGCAGAAAGAAATGAAACTACTGTTCTTCCATATAATTTTTTAAATAGAATTTTTTCTAAAAGCGAAACGTTTGAGGAACAGTTGA